CTGAGGTAATTGGTAATTCCATGCAGTGTTGTTATGTTGGTGTGTTTATTGTGTCTTATAGTGTTTTTTGTTTGTGGGGGGAAGTGATGACACTAAAATATTTAGCATTAATAACATATTATAAATATTTATAAACTTATTAAGTATTAAATTGCTAATGAATTTAGTCAAATGTTAAAGTTTTCATAATGAGTAAAATAAATTTGGAAAGGTAATAGTATTTACCTTATCTTTACATTCATATTAATTAACTAACTAAAAAACGATCATGAAAATTACAAGTAACACAAAAATTTTTTTAGAAATGTTTACCTCATTAATAGATGAGCAAAACAATTGCCAACTAAGACAAGCCAAAGAATTTAATTCTTTTTATATGATAAGCCCAAATACTGGGATTCATCAATTAAATGAGGCAGAATTTAACGAAAGAATAAAAGCACATTGGAGCGGATTTTTAAAAAATCAAAACGGGTAACTATTTTATAAATTAACATTAACGAATAAAACTTAAAAACATGAACGCAAAAAAAATTCATTCCAACATTTGAAAAAGTTGAAGTATTAAATTATCCTTACGGCTTCAAATTACGCACCACTTTATTTGATTACATAGAATTTGATGAAAAAAAAGGATATAGACACTGTACTCAAACTATTTGCCCAAAAACAAACCGACTAAATAAGCCGAAAAAATCAACATACAGTGCCTTAGTAGTTAGATATTATGATGAAAATAACCATATAAAAACACTACACACAGACTTCAACGGAGATTCAGAAATAAACAAAGGCGCAAAATTTATCAATGATAATTTTGAGCTATTTACTAGCCAAGAAATAAAATACTTTTATAGCTGTATTTTATCAATGTCATTTGTTGACTTTAAAAGCACGTGTATTTATGGAGGCGCAAAACCTGAGGAATTAAAACCACTATACACTCAATTTTGGGATACTTGCAAAGAAGGCTTAAACAGTGGCGCAAATTTATTTCATTTGCTACAATTAGACACTGATGCAATAGATAGCAAAAAGCCTGTTAATTATAATCCTTTTACAATAAAAACTATTGAAGTAATATAATATCATGTAGGGGAAATTTTAACACAATTTCCCCTACTTAAAACACTATTAAAAACAAAATAAAACTAAACAATTATGAACACGCACACATTTTTTATTGACAGAAAAGTTACCATGTGGATAAGAGAAACACATGAAGTACAAGCAGAAAGTTATGAAAATGCAAAGGAAACTATGGAAAGTATAGTAGTAGGAGAAAATACAGATGATACCTTCATTGGTCAAGAATGGCTTGATGATACCATTACAGATATGTGTTTAGAAGATAATAGCTGGAATGCAGTAACAGAATTATATAATGATAAAATGGAAATGATATGTCAAGACGGTAAAGATGATATGTAAAGGAAATAATAAAACACTAATAAATTAATCATTAACTAAAATCATAAAACAATGCAAGAACTAATCACAATCAACAAGCTAGAATTAGCCTCAGAATTAGCCAATATGAAACTAGAAAGAGAATGGCAAGATAGTATTCAAATATATATAGATGAGGAAGAAGGTATAACAACATATACCGAAGAGGCTCAAGACATATTTAATGACTACTATGATGATTACCTTAACCTCATAGAATCCTGTAAACATTAATTCCCAAACAAACTAAAACTAAACTAAAATGAAAATGCAAGTATTTAAAAACTTAGAACAAGCAATGGACTATATTATTAGTTCAAGTATAAAGGTTAATCAATTTTATCCTGCTGTCAGGGAATTGGAAGAAAAGGGAGTAACTAAACTAAATGACGAAGCAATATTTATAGATGAATTTAATTTACTAAACTAATAAAAAATTAAAAATGAAACTACCACAAATAGAGATATCAATAAAGTACAAGGGAACTAAGAAAGCAGACTTAAAAACAATATCCAGCAGTAACGATATATATACCATATTAAAGTTACTCTTCAACCAAGACACAATAGATTGGACTGAGGAAGTTATTTTAATATGCTTATCAAGGGCTAATAAGGTTATGGGATATTATAAAGTTAGTGTAGGGGGAATTACAGGAACAGTCGTTGACCCAAAGGTAATATTTACCATTGCATTAAATTGTGCAGGAACTACCAATATAATCTTAGCCCATAATCATCCTTCTGGAAATCTATCTGCTTCAAATGAGGACAATGCAATTACACAAAAAATAAAGAATGCAGGGGAAATGCTTGATATAAAATTATTAGACCATTTAATAGTAACAAGTGATGGATATTATAGCTACAATGATGAAGGAAAAATATAATTTAGAAATATTTTTTGCCAATAAGGTAAAAGTATTTACATTTGTTAAAATTAAATAAAATGAAATTGAAAAAAAATGAAAAACTGATTACCGTCAAAAACTTTGCAGACCAATACCCAAGTAAGAGGAACGGCACAGGAGTAAATGTAGGGTATATTTATAAGCTATTAAGTCAGGGAAGAAATGATAATTGGGACTTAATACAGATAGACGGAGTACACTTCATTAAGATAACAGAGAACGCTAATTCCGAAACAAACTAAACTAAACATGGCAAAGCAAACTAAAACAGAAAATGTAATCTTAGAATCGTTCGGGAATATACAGTTAGAAGTAACCTATATATTTGAAGAAGTAAAGTCAACAGAAGAATGTCATGGCATACATGATACATCATATACTAATGTTGATATAACCTATGTAGAACTGATTATTGCTGGGGAAGCAGTAAAATTCAACCAAAGAAGTAATCTAATCTCATCACTAACTCCCAAACAAATTAATGAAATAGAATCAATGCTACAAGTATATTAATCACTAAACTACACTAAACTAAAAACAATGCAACTACAAGTCAAAACAACAACCCCAACAAGCAGACCAACATTTAATGAATGGTGCGAACAATTTAACGTATCACGTTTATATCAATCACGTGAGGGAATTGATAATGCACAAAGAATAATGTCATTATGGGACGGATATTCCCAAACAAAACAATTATTTGTCAACTTCAAAACAAATAATAATGAATAACATATTAACCACACTAGCAATATTGATAGCATCAGTAACTACAACACTATTATCTGTATTATTTTATTACACTTACGTATTTTTTAAATATATAAAAGAAAATGAAAGCCAAAAAGAAAGTAACTCCAATGTTCAGTTGTAAACCTAATGGAGAAATGTATGACGTTATTGATGGGGTACTGATACCGAAAGTAATCAAAAAACAATTTTATAAAACAAAAACAAAAACTAAAAACAATGGAACAAAAAATTGAAACATCATTCAAAATTACAAGATTCCCAGCAACTGCATTGGTATGCGATTATCTAGTAGAAATTGCAGCTAAAAGTAATGGTATGCCTGTAGGGGAAAAGATAACAATGGCTGAGTTAATCGCCTATGCCAAAGCTGAGATACTAAGAGGCAGTCATGAGGCGTACACCATTACGCAGATTAATGAGTATCATTTAATCGTTGATAGAAGGCAACAACCTGCCTTGGAAATTATAGAGGTAGAAGTGTTTGACATCCCCGACATTATAGATGACTATAATCACTCGTCTAACTAATATAGTGTTTCTGTTTTTTTTAATGATGCCCCGACCTATTCTTAGGTTGGGGAATTTTTAACCTTTTAAACTAATACCATGATAGTAAAACAAATGCGTAAAATTAAGAACGATGTAAGGGAACTGCTAGTAAAGTATCCCGAATACAGAGATGATGATAACAGATTGGTTTCTGCTTTCTACTATATAAAATATGGTGGGAGGGAAGCATTTGAAAACATCAGTGCATTTCAATTCTTGAAGGACTTTGCTGAGAAGCGATTTCCCCTACCCGATAACATCACAAGGGTAAGAAGAAAACTACAAGAGAAAGAGCCATCACTAAGAGGTGAGAAGTGGGCAGAGCGACACAAACTAGAACAAGAAACTAAAACAGACATCCATGAGTTATAAGAAAAAAGAAACTACAGAAAAAAGGGGCAGAAAGCCAGTGAAAGAAAGCCTAAGAAAGATAGGCATCCAAATCTACTTAGAACGCTATAAGATAGACAAGATAGGTGGCATAGAGAAGGCTCAAGAAATACTAATCAATCACTTACAAACAAAACTAAACGAAGATGGCAAAGAAACAAATTGACACTAATGAAATTGAGACGTTGTTGGCTGAAAAGTTATATGATGCTAGGGAAGACGCATGGCTATCTGCTTGTGAGTGGATTATAAGTCTGAAGGAGGGGGAGAATGCTAATTGCCAAAAGGCATTTCAAGACTATATAAAATCATTAAACGACTAGTATTATCCGTGATTAACCAAAGGAGTGCTATATAATTGGTACTCCTTTTTTCTTCTGCTTAGTAATCCCTTATTAACTTCCTTCTTACCATTTATTGTTTCCTTACACCATCCTAGCCACTCTTCTTTTATATTCGCATCAGAAGGATTTTGACGCACTAATTTAAGCACATTGGATGAAGCGAAGCCTCCAGTACCTATGTTGTATGTTAGGGAACAGATGGCATCAAATTGATTCTGATTTAAACTAACGCCATTCAGTAGCCCATTGATAGTTCCTACCATCTTTTCTGTATGGTGCTTTAGATATTCATAAGCCTTCTCTTCGGTGCAGACATCCCCCTTCTTTACCTTGTCCCCATTAGGATAGGTAATTGTGCCAATGCCGATAGTCCAAATGCCTTTGGTATCTTGGTAGGCTTTTGTTCTCAAGCCTTCTAAAAGAGTGATGATATTGTAAAAGCTATTACTCGGATTCATTTGATACCCATTAATAAATATACGGCACATACAACGATTGCTGAAACGATTAAAATAGAAAGCAGTTCACCTAAGATTATTTCATAGTAATCCTCTTCATACCTGTTCATAGGTCTGCCATGTAAATAGTGGAATATTTTTTTTATGTACTTCATTTACGAAGTTGGATTAAGTTAAGGATGATAGAACAACACAAACAAATAATGAGCCATAAGTTTAGGCTTGACGATTTGTCTTTTTTCTCTGCACATTTTTTCAACTCTTCTTGTGTTTGGGAATTGGCAAGCGACAATGATTTAATTTTAGCCGAATCCTCAAAGTACTTTGTAATGGTAATAGTCTTGGACGGCAATGCTATTGTTCGTTTAACCACGCTAGTTTTTGTTACCACTTTTATTTTGTCCAAGTAAATAGTATCGGCAGTGCTATCTGCTGGAGGGCAAACAACGTCTATGTACTTGTAGTCTGTCTGTGTCTGCACTAGTGTATCTGTCTTTGGTTTGCATGGGAAGTGTTCCCCAACAAAGTCAGCAGTAACCTTAGGCTTCAGTGATTCTGCCTTTAGCAATTGTTTCAATGCCTCTTGGTCGTTGTACTTGCTACAACTTCCCAAACACAATACTAACGCCAAACATAAGTAATTAATCTTCTTCATTATCATCTTGTTTTTCTTCGGTTTCTGTTTCAAATTTCTCTGCATATATCTCGCCTATACCCACATCAATCAATCTCAATGCTTTTCTTTTTATTCTCTTGATTCTCTTTCTATCCATTGGGGATGCCATTGCCATATCTATATCTTCTATTGACGAAACTGCGGCAAAGACACAATGTATTACTTCGCTCCAAGACATCTCTTCTTCGTATATAATTTCTTCAGCTAATTCTTCCTCTTGTTCGGGAATTTCTGGCGGTACTTTTGTTATGATTTCATTTTCCATAGGGCTTTACTTTTAGGATTTCCAAGTCTGGTCGGTCATCCAAAAGTAATGATTTCGGCTCAATACCTCTATTAATTCTGATTGAATTTTTCTTCCTAAGTTCCTTGCCTATGCTCTCTATCAAAGCAATCGCATCTGATGGGTGTAATCTGTTCAAAATCAACCCTATTTCTTGTCTTGGTGTCATGCTACTTGTCTGTTTTTGTATGGTACTTATGGCAAGTTTTACAAATATATTGTATTTTTTTAGTGCCACCAGCAGTTGTTCTCCTATTCCCTATAATTATATCATCAGAGCCACATTCTGGGCAAGTGCCTCTATCCTGCCCAAAGATAACTCCAAAATGCGTCTTAGCTGCTATATGATTTGATAACTTTTTGTAAACTTTTTCAAGCAATATTACATCCATTTGGCAATACTTAATCATCTTAGCCATTGCTAACTTGTCCTTGTTTAACAAGATATCTTTCCATAAGTTGAAGTCTGTCTTTATCTTTTTCCCTATACCCAGAAACTTACCTATGTAATCTAATTTGTTGGAGTTGAATTTAAACTTAGACCTGCTTATCTTTAATGTGTCTATTGTAATGTAGTTGGGGAACATATCAATCCCATGAAACAAACATCTTGTCCTTATCCAAGACAAGTCAAATTTATCCCCATTGTGACCTACTAATTCATGAGCCTCGTTTGCTACCTTCACAAATGCCTCTAACATTTTCTTGTCTGACTGCTTCGCATCCCACTGCAAGTGGTATACTTCTTTCTGCTCTTCCCATTTATAACAAATACAAATTATTGCTCTCTCCTTTATAATGTTTTCATAGCCTATGCTTTTCTTCCACCCAGCCTCCCAGAACAACCCTATGTTAGGTGACACTTCAATATCAAAAAAGAGTCTACGTCTTTTTGTGGTAAAATTGTTAGTGGTGGACTTAGCCATAGCTAATTGGGTTTGCCAACCCTAAACAAACTATCTGCAAGTAAACTATCTGCTTTATTCATTTTGATTGTAATATAGCCACACGGATAGTATGTCTGCATTTTTCTTTGTAAGAGTCGTGGATTTTTAAATTGTAAGTTATCAATGTATAGGTTTGCTACTTTAGAACTATAGCATCCTGTAAGAAATAATGTTAATAGCAATGCGTACTTAATCTTTGAGTTGGTGTCCATTATGTTTTGAATTGGTATAAAACGATGTGGGGGAATCTCTTCCCCCACACAAATAAAATCTAATTAAACTTCTTCCTTTACTATCTCTTCTTTAACTGGCTCTTTTGTTAAGAGTTGGTCATTAGAGTTAGTCAATAAATTCTTTGTGATGTAAGCTAATGCCGCAGAAATACCTGCAATAGAAATAGCCTTCCAATCTAATACTAATGCCCCCGTTTGGATGGTGTTATAAACCACGGTAATAATTGCAGTTAAAATTGCAACTACCAACCCCTTAGCCCAATCCTTTGAGTTCAATGTAAACAATGATGAGTTCATATATTATGGTTTTTGTTTTCTATGCTAAAGATACAAAAAAACAAATATCATTTTTACTTTTTTATTTTCTTTGTTGCATAATAGTAGTATCTAATAGCAAATGCACCAGATACAATAGCAATAAAGGACGCTGACATAGTTAAATACATTTGTACATTCTCCATAGTTAATATAGCAAACAATGCCGTTAGCATACTTATTGTTGAACTAACTGCTGCTCCTACGGGATGATTGTTTTGGTTTTCCATTTTCTTAGGGTTTGGTATATGTTATTCAATATTTATGCCATCATAATTTTTGAACATATTTCTTTCTAGTTCTAAAACTATTAACACTAGGCGGTGTACCAGATGTTGAAAAGTAAACTTCAGAACTATATGATACTCCTACTGAATTAAGAGCAAATGCTTTTACATAGTAAGTTGTGTTGAGTGCTAGGGAACTGATGGTAGAATTATACGTGCCTAATCCGCTACCATTTATAACCTTTCCCCCTCCTGTAATAGATGTGGTATCTGTGATTGGGGATGTGCTATATACAAATCCCCTCCTATATACAGAAGCATTACCATCTGACTTAACATCCCCTCCTAATATAGCAGAGTTGCTTGTTATTGATGCTGGGGAATTGGCAACAACTATTGGCACAGATGCAGCCGCTAATGTTGTAAACGTAAGGTCTAGTCCATATGCTACGCCAACTGAATTTAAAGCAAAGGCTCTAACGTGGTAAGTAGTTAGTGGAGATAATCCTATTAGTGTAAAACTATAACTTCCCGTACCACTTAAAAAAGGGAATGTAATTTTAGTTCCGCTTGTAGTATCTACTATTGCGCTTGTACTATACATTATACCTCTTTCATAAGCAGGTGTTCCGCCTTCATTTGTAAGATTAAAACCTATTGTAGCTGATGTAGAAACTATTGATGTTGGGGAAAGCGTTACTATGGTTGGTAATGATTTTGTTATAAAAGCACTCCCTGCGGTGCTAAAAGAAATACCTGCTGAATTTACTGCCCATGCCAATACATAATATAATGTACCTTGAGTCAAACCTGTTAATGTAGTTGCAAAAAAGCCTGTTCCAGAGCCATTGATGCCAACCTTTGGATATAGACTTGTATCATTTGTCAATGGACTAGTACTATAAATAAAACCCCTTCTGTATACTGGACTTGAGCCTTCTGAAGTAACATTGCCTGTCAAGGATGCCGTTGTGCCTGTAGAACTATAGCCACTAAAAAATACGGATGGCAAAACTGGTATAGTCAATGTTGTAAAAGTTAAATCTAAACCATAAGACACTCCAACGCTATTTACTGCAAATGCTCTTACATGGTATAAAGTAGATGAGGTTAATCCTGTTAGGGAAGTAGTATAAATACCCGTTCCCACACTTCCATCAATAACCTTAGTCCCTGTAGTTGTGTCCGTAATCGCTGATGTGCTATACATTAATCCTCTTCTAGTAATGGGTGAGCCGCCATCAGAACTAATATTTCCCCCACTTGATGCATTATTGTAAGATATGCCACTTGCTGAGGTTGTTGTTAGTATGGGAATTGTTGCCGTTGCTGTAAAATTGTACAAGCCTATGCTTGGAGGATTAGTAAGGGAATTACCTGCAAAGTCTGTTGTTAAACTTGTTATGGGAGTTCCTGCCCCTATTCCCAGACTACCAGATGCTAAATGTAAATCCCAATTTTCTGGAAGGGAAGCAGACGTATCTGCGAACAATCTTGTTATCGTGCTGAATTCCCCTACACCAAGAGTACCGCCAAGAGAAGTAGGGTTTAAAAATGCACCCTTGATGTAGTATATATTATTTATGTGCTTTTGCTTAGTTCTTGAAACGTCATAAATAAATTGGTCACCAGTTGTTGCATAAATTATATTATTTCTCAAATCTACTAACGTGTCAGCATTTCCTTTAATGTTATCTGATGCGTATTGAACTACATATCTATGCCCACTCCAATTACAATAGGGAGGATTAATGGGATAGCTCCAAGATAAATCCGTCAATGGAGCGTATATGTTAAATGAATATGTAGCATTAGTCACTGTAAAAGGAGCAGCTACTGTTACTTGTCCAGAACCAATTGCTGTCACTTCTTTATAAGCTCCATTTTCATCTGCGTCATATAATCTTGAACCCACTTGTATGCCTGCGGTTGGGATTATAACTATTGTAGAACCATTTGTTACAGAACCTGTTTGAAAAAAATTACTTGGGCATTTAGTTGGACTTCTAAAAAACCACCAAGCATATTGACCTAAAGAGTTACCTCTAAAAGACTGCCCATCGTTATATAAGTCCCATCCAAAGTTTTGACCAGATATTCTTGATGAATTATTATTAATAACAATGTTATTAAAACAACCTATATTTCTGTTGTTCCCACTAAATACATCCCCTGGACTACCATGTATATATCCAAACTGTCCACAATTAATTGATTTATTAAAAGCAAAAGTATCATACCATGCTCCAGACAATGTATCGTATCTATCAGTATTGCCAATTTCCCATGTACCAGAACAATCTACTATGGTATTGTTTATAAATTTAGAATTTTTTAAACAGAATATATCAAAGGCAACCCCCATCATACCATTACCATCACTAACACGCCCTGTTCTACACCATGCCCCTTGAATATAATTGTTTGAGAATTCATTGTTAAACCCATATAATCCTTCAAAAGCACCTGCCCCAATATCTGTAAAGCCTGTAGTGTCAACTGTAGACTTTAAGTTAGTCATTGTATTGTTTTGAAACTTACAATTAATACCTGCATTTATGATACCAAAAGATATATTATTAAAGAAACAATTTTTAATAACACCATTAGTAATCATCCGTTTTCTATTCGCTGTATCTCTGTTAGAACCAAATATTGTATCTACGCCAACAACTTTAGATTGTGTCCATTCTCCAAATATAATAGCGGTTCTTGTATATGCAGGATTAGATTTGTCTTGTATTGGAAATCTAGTATCATCAAATTGCAATCCATCAATAATAATATCATGTACTCCAGAAAAATAAAGTACATTATAAGATGCATTAGTTATAGGTGTTTCTGCTAATGGATAATAAAAATTTGGTTTTGGTAGACTAACATCACCATAACTGGTAAATACAATTGGAGCAGATGGTGTGCCACTTGGCGCAGTCCAACCTTGTGCAGGGTCATTTGTCCAACTACAACTTGCAAATGTATAATAATTAGGAGTGGAAAATCTAGTATACCCATTATCAAAAATATCTCCTCTTTTAAATGCTATTGTATCTCCTGCTGCAAAACAAACTACACCGCCCACAACTTGTTGTTGTAATTTCTGAAGTGTTCTCCAAGGAGTGGCTTGGTTTTGTGCTTGGGAAATAGTATAACTATCACTTCCCGTACTAGATGAAAAATAAAACTTTCTTGCATTAGCAAGTAGGGGAAAAAATAAAACTATAAATAAAAGTTTTCTCATTCTTGAATATAATTGACATATTGTACATAAGATGGAGGCTCAGTATCTGACACTTCAAAAATATCTGGCTTTTCAACCACAGATGGATGCTCTTCTAGTGGCTTGTCCCAACCTTCTGTTATTACTATTGTGTAGGTGTTAGTGCCTACGCTATTTATTTGTCTGATGTGTTTCATAATTATTGCGCTCTATAAGTTATGTCTATTTGATATCTTCTGTAGTTCGCACCTGCTGCTGATATTATTAATTCATTGCCATTATCAGCTACATTTCTTCTCATATAAGCATTGGTTGTGGTTGTTAGGGAAGTATTACTTAAACCTAGCCCACCAATACCTTGATACAAAATAGCTAATGAACCACTTGTAAACATACTAATATCTGGAGCTGGACAATCAGCAGGTATTGTTAAAGTAACAGAAGTAGAAGCAACAGCGGCATTTGTATAATATCCAAATAATTGTAATCTTACCATCTTACCTGTTTGTTGCCATTGATATTTATTAATTGTTTGTGTTGTGGGAGCAGTACCTGTCCAAGTTATTGTACCAGCATAAGTACCTGCCGTATCTCTAAATGTCTGAGCAGTTGCATTACCACTAGCATTAGTATTGTTTGCTAACATTGTGTAAGATGAAATGCTTTTGCGTTGAAATACTGATGTGTCTGATGGGGTAATAACTGTAGACCAAGTAGGTGTACCTGTACCTGCTGAAGTAAGCACTTGTCCACTTGTCCCTGCGGCAGTAGTTCCCAACGCAGTAGTAGTAGAACCAAACGCTACACCACCTTGAGTAAATAATGATGATTGACCAGTTCCCCCACGATTATAAGCAACAGTTGTACCATTCCATTGTGCTGAAGTTATAGAGCCGCCATAGTCAAAAGTGTTAGTTGACCAAGATACATTTGAAGGAGTTTGAAAGTGTGAATCCCATGTACCTGCGGCAGTTGTATTATTTGTTAATTCTAAGGTCATATATCCTCCACTTCCAACCGCTTTTACTAATGTGCCAGAGTTATTATTAACAGATATATTGCCACTTGATTGATTGTTATTAAAAGAAAATATAGTTCCATTTGTTAGTGTTGTAGCATTTGGCAATTGATATGTTTGACCACCAGAACCAGTTACGTTATGCACTGGTGTAGAATCAATAGTTAATGTAACTGTAGTGCCTGCGGCAATCATTGAAGTAAAGCCATTAAAATAAGCATTAGCAGTTATGTTTTTTGCCCCCATGTCAAGATTACTAGTTGCTCCTGTATATGGTACAAAACCTGTAGCTGAAGCTGGATATGGTGCTTTGCTTAATGTATCATTAATGAAGATAGCAATACTATCTGTAGTTGAAGATGATTTTTTTAATCCTTTCATAACTACATCACCAGAGGTACTTTCAAATGCTATGTGTTTTGTGTTTGTTAGGGAAGTCAATGTTGGATTATAATATATGCCTCTTATTATTGTCCCTGTATTCAATGCATTAGTTATATTTATATTAGGGTTTATTAGCAATGTACTACCATCATAATTACTACTATTAGGATTTCCCCAACCAAGATTAATATTCATAATTGAAGAATTAACTTGATAAAAATCTCTGGTTTGATTAAAACCATCTCTCCTTACAAATGCCCACTTATGTTGTGCTCCTTGTTCATCTTCTTTAAAATATGTATAAGCTCCATTTATTTGTCTTCTCCATATACCCAAAGATAAAGGCAAAGATGTAGCTGTTGAATTTATATCAAATTGTGTACTACCTGCTGTTCCTGTATAAAAATTACTAACCCCTAATGATGAATCTGGTGTATTCCAAATCATATTAGGCGAACTAGTTAAGGTTCTACTTGCTGACCAATATGGAACTCTTGTAGCCGTTCCAGAACCACTAACCCATTTGTTAGCAGTATCTACTATTCTTAAATACTTCCCAGACAATCCACTTGTACTAGTATCTACCGTTACTGTACCTGTTGCTATGATTGGGTTAGGGGAATTAGCAATACCATATCCTTGTGCAATACTTGTAACTGTCCCACTACTTCCTGTGCTACCTCTAGGCAATACTATATCAGTAGATGTACTCCCCTTAAATACAGTTATGGTGCTATCATTCTTTTTAGTTACGTTGTTTACAAATCTATTGGTAGTATCTATCTTTCTAAGATATGGGCTAAGCATTGCACTTGTATCTGAAATATTTACTTTAAGATTTATTCTGTTTGAAAGACTTGCCGTATCTATCTTTCTAAGATATGGGCTAAGCATTGCACTTGTATCTGAAATATTTACTTTAAGATTTATTCTGTTTGAAAGACTTGCCGTATCTATCTTTCTAAGATATGGGCTAAGCATTGTACTTGTATCAGTTAACCTCAAATATTTCCCAGACAATCCACCTGTACTAGTATCTACCTTTATAGTACCTGTTGCTACTATTGGGTTAGGGGAATTTGTGATGCCATATCCTTGAGATATACTTGTAACTGTACCAGTACCACCACCTCCACTTACTACTTCCCAAGCATTATCTTTTCTACCATACAAATTACCATCAGAAGGAGCGTCTAATAATAATGTACCTGAAGCATCAGGAAGGTCATAAGCTCTACCTCCTGTAAGATTATAGGCTCTTATTACCCCTACGCTTGATGGTGCTTTATATATTGCCATTTCTCCATCAGTAACTCTAAAATAATCTGCTCCAGAAGCACCACTTGTTATATAAAAATTCTCATCTTCAACTCGTGCATTTAATGAATATATATCATTTGTACCATCATACATATACATTTTATTCAAAAAGATATTATTTGTAGTAGTATCGCCTACATCAGTTACTTGTTGAAGATTTGGAGTAGTTCCACCTCCCCCACGCCAAGCATTAGCAGTATCAGCATTGAAGTAGATGATATTAGAGTCACCAGATGTCCTTGACATTATTGGGTTCTCTGTGTAGACTGTGTTGTTGCCCCAATTTGTTATACCTGCTACTTGACCATTGCTAGGATTAATAACTAATGGCTTGTATAGTAATGTGTCTGTTGTTGTTTGAAGTTGGGGAAGTGATATAACACCTGTGTTGGCGATGTTTATTCTTTCTACATCGCTTGTAACTATGCTTAACTTGTCCTTGCTTGTTGTTCCTAACTTTGCGTTAGGGAAGCTAGTGTTGTCGTTCCCAGTCAATGACCAATAGTTGCTTATAACCGCAGGAGGAGTTCCCCCAGCACCAGCAGTTATATAATCAAATTGAAAGCCTAATTTAGGAATAGTTGAAAAATCTAATAGTATTTGTATTTGGTCAAATGTTTTATCTAAAGGGTTTGAATATACAAAACTTGAAAATGGTATAGCTATATGTTGATAAGAATTCAATGTCAAAAGACTATAGCCATAAAACCCATCTGATACAAAGACTTGATTAGTTACCTTTACCCCAGACTTGTATAATATTACACTAAACATATTTGTTCCTACTTTTGCAGGAGGTGCAGAATTTTGTCTTAAATACATTGATAGTTCACTTAGCGTATCTGCATTAACAAAGGCATTATTTGTAAATATCAAAGAGTAATTCCCTTCAAACGGTGGAGCGTATGCTGACTTAGTTCCTACATATGGATTTATAGTATACGCAAAATCGGCTGGCGATAAGGGTAAACTTTTTGATGTATTCCACTCATTAGGCACACCAACATTTTCATTGTATATTATTCTATTGCTTACGCCTACTGGTGTTGTTGCTTGAGCATTTATATTGATGTGGGTTAATTCTATTTGGGATAGAGGATTAACTGTTGGCTTTACAGGATTGGGTGAGGGAATCCCTGTTATTACTCCAACATTTCCCAAGGTATCACAATAAATAACATCAATCCTTGGGTTAGATGAATCTGCTGCTGCTAGTGTTATATTTGTTGCTGGGGAATTGTATAGTATGCCATTGATATAATAAAAGCATTTCGTAACGCTATATACCAACAATGAGTCCCATACTGCGCTACCAGATATAATCCTTGTAACATTTGTATTGCTTGGCACTATCACTTCCCTCTTAACAACACCCCCATCTGCTCCTACCAAAAGCATACTATCAGTTAAAGCACCACTTCTATATATTGTCCTTAGTTTAACACCACCTGTTACGTCTAGACTTGAATCTGGTGTCTGGGAAGTGAGTGATATTGACATCTTCCCGTTCACATTCAAAGTAGAATCAGCAAAGTTCCCTTTAATTAAAGGATTAGAAGTGCTTGAATTTGATATATACAATTTACTTGAACCAGTTTCATTTTGACCAGCTCTGCTTCCTATAAAAACATTGCTACTGCCGTTTATATTTAACGCCCCAGTACTATCCCCAACAAACACATTGTACTTCCCAGCTTTTTTTTGTTTTGCTGAACTGTACCCTACCAATGTATTAAATGCCATGGTATCGCCAGAAGCAGGTGCATAAAAATTAGCCACATCTGCTCCTACTGCTGTATTAGCTTGACCATAATAATCTCTTGCTAAAGCACCCCATCCAATTGCAACATCTAAACTTGGTGTTATTGATTGGTTTAATGCCGCATATCCTATGGCTACGTTTCTTTGCGAGTATGTTGTTGTCGTACCCAATGCCCCACCACCAATTGCTACGTTTTGATAGCCCAGCGTATCTTTACTTAAAGCATTATGACCTATTGCTACGTTATATGTTCCTAATGTAGCATTATTTGGTGGCGGCAATATAACCCCATTTGGAGCATTTGTTTTCAATGTATTGAAGCCTAACCCTACATTCTTATTGGTGCTATCTATAATACCAGATTTTTTATTTTTTATTCTAAATTCAAGAGGTACATTATTTGTTGTACCTAAAAAACTAGTTCCTGCAATAGCGTTTGAATTCCCCAACAATTTCCAAGCAGTTGTATCTGACTCGTCCCCATAGAATAAATATCTTGTAAGGGTGTCTATCATCAAGTATCTATTCCTTGCTGCTGAACTTCTATTAATGCCATTCCCTGCTATCTTCATCCTTGCCACATCATTAGTTATTATAACTACGTCTGTCGTACTTGTTGTACCTAAGTTATTAGATACGGGATTTAGATTACCCCCTAATAGCCATGCCTGTGTCACTCCCTTACCATTTACCTTTATAGTATCACACCTAGTTCCCCCAACACGACAAAGTAAAAATGTACTATCTGTTAGTGGTCTGTAGGATAAGTATGCGCTATCAGATGTGCTTCCCCCAGATGCAACCCTTACCCATCTCTTTGGGCTACACGCTCTGTAGTAGTAAGCGTTAATGTCCCTAGAAAATATTAATGCTCCACAGCTATCTAATCCTATCTGTTGGTTTGCTCTTACTGTGTCGGGAAATGCTGGTGGTCTGAAGTTTAGTTCAGCAAATAATCTTGAGTCTTGAACGGTAACTGCTGACGTACCTCTCTGTGTAACTGGCTGTGCTATTGAGATAATACTTCCCAATAGCAAAGCAAATAAAACTATTATTTTTTTCATATTATTAGTATAGACTTATGTCAATATAAAACTCATACTGATTAACTGTGGCATCAAACCCTGGCATTATTATCTGTATACCTGCTGCCGTTCTTACCCACTCAGTTCCCTGCAATAAATACCTAGCTACAAAGTTAGCAAATACTTGTAGTCTGTAGTTGGGAAGTATTGCTTGGTTAACACTATTTGCTCCTGCCCAATGCGTAGCATCAATAAAATCGGCTTCTGTTATTCTTATAGGGGTAATAATTCCCGAAACACCCGAAGGAGTAACAACAACTGTTGGTAGGTTTGTATTTATTATATACGCTGCCTTTAGGTTATATGGCGCACACAATGCATATAGATAGTTTGATGTATCTACCAAACTTGGTTCGCCATCTGAAGCATTTACACCTCCTTGAAATTGTATTGTTGTTGTCTGCATTATTTATATATTATGGGTAAACTCTTATTTCAATAGGGACATTTAAAATACCCGTACTTGAAAGTACGCCACTAACCCAATTTTTGATATACACGCCATATATGCTACCCCAGTATGCTTTAAATATAGTAGCATTATCAGAATTTGAATTCCCAGACAATACTATTGTTTTATCTGCTGTAAATAAACCACTTGTAGTTAATACGAAATCGCCTCCTGTACCATATGAAGAATATCCTATCGTTCCTATTGTGTTTTCTAATTCAGTAATATATAAGGTTGTTCCAGATGCAGTCAGTATACCTACAAATACTTTATATGGTGGCACTATATCACTTGTTAATGCTAATGTTCCGCTTCTGTCTGGGAATTCGTAGTTTCTATTTGCTGTAAGATTTGTACCCTTTATTTCGCCAGTTGTTCCGTCTGCTTTTTTTATTCCCACAACACCACCATCTCCCACAACATTATTAAGATAAGCAGCAGCCGAATCGGTTGCATTGCTTGAGTCTATTACATTATAAACATGAATATCGTTTGTAGTTATGTTGCCGTTGTCGGTTGCAGTTTGTAAATTAATACCTAAGTTAACATAATCTGCTACTGCTTTATTAGATGGATATAATACTGTGCTTGATGGGTTAGCGGTAATGTCTTGACTTTTATTTGCTACATTTTCGGGTGTATAGGGAAGTACTGCTGCTACTTGTGTATCAACATAGCTCTTCACTGCATTTTGTGATGGGTAGTAAACATCACTTGTTCCTAAGTTAACGTCAGTTGACTTATTAGCTACATTCTCTGGCACAAAGCCTATGCCTACATTTGATATTGACCAGTTTGCATCTGTAGTAGCCCCTGCGTTGTCTACCAAGGCACGAACACTATATCCTATAAGTACAGAGTTGCCATTTATTGTACCGTCTGCACTAATATACCAAATGTCGCCCTTTTTAACAGCACCTCCAGATAATGTATTTCCAGATGTTGGATACTGACTTGTAACAGTTGGGTCATAGTTGCCATTATCCGTTAATAAGCCTGTAGCAAATGTGTCTACATAAGTTTTTACTGCGTATTGCGTGGGAACTATTGTTGTAGCATTTCCTAACTGAGTATCATTGCTTACTCTATCATTGTTTATTTTGCTATCAATTGTATTGTCAAACATTGTACCTACCCTAAGTGCTGTATTTGCACCTATAGCAGTTTCGTCCCTTATGATGTTTGCTTCTGTAATTAAGTCTAAGTCTGTCTTTTGTGCCATTTTATTTAATTGAATGTATTATCAAATGTATTATCAAATATTCTTGTAGTTATAATAACTTGTATTCTATTATTGTCATTTATTGATGCACCCACTCCTGCCCTTGCTTCTATTGTAATGGTATTGTTTATTCTGGTTATATAGTAGCCATATGGATTTAATGTTAGGGAATTGGCAAGACCTGTGGCGACCAAATCTGTTGTCGTGTCTGTAATTAAAACAGTATAAGCTCCTAAAATAATAAAGCCCAAGTCTGGGTCGTCAATATAAACTGTTATTATTATCCCAGTATCTAAAAAGCCTCTATTGTCAATAGTTATGTATCCCTTTGCTCTTACTTCGTTTGTTGGGGGATTGATGCCATACATCCATTCTACGCTCTTTCTAATGTTGTATATTTTTGTGGGAAGCATTATGTCAACTCCCCCACCATAAAGACCTCTCTTGTCAATATCATTTTCAGCCAAGAACTGGCTTACTTTTGCAATCTTTATTTTATCAAGTATACTATACATTAGCGTTAAAGAAGTATGGTGAATTTAATCTAAGATTAGTTGCCCTATCGTAACACTGCTGACCTCCAAATATATCTGCTGCCAAAAATATTGCTTGATTACCACTATCTATGCTCACTCTCAATTGACTCTTGTTTGCAAAAAAGTTGTGGTCGTTTATAAGCAATGGATTCCCAGACAATACCTGCGTCATTTGATAATCAAAAGACTCATTGTACAAAGTAAACCCTGTTAGATAAGACTTTTCATATAATACCGTATTGGAAACATTTAACCATTGCACTGTAAGATATAACGCCATATCTTTCTTTAACACATCTAATGATATTGATAATGGGTCTAGTGGAGGGGAAACGATTATCCAGTCTTCATAATTAGTAGTAGTACCCTTCTGAACTATATAAGTGTTAGCCGCATCTCGTATAAAGATTCTGCGGCTAACAATATTTATATCAGACCCTGTAGAAGTGTCTGTGAAGTTTATTTTGTTTGGTAACCCAATTGTTTGGGAAGTGCTGAAACCTGGTGTAAAAGGCATCTTTTATATTTTAAGTAAGATAAGTAATTAAGGCTGGATATGCCGTTGCTAAGGTAGTATAATTTGTAGAACCTACAGTTATACCACTTGTACAAACCATATCAAACGATTCCCCTCCAATAGTAAAAATAATTGCATCTGTTTCTAGTGTTGTATCTAACACACTATGTTTAGGAGCAAATTTGTATCCATTTGTTAGGGAATAGCATTTTTCTAAATTTGAACCAGTTTTTATCTTAATCAAATTTGTCGTCTTTGTAATTGTTGTAACAGCCATTTTTCTTTTTTTTTAATTATTACTTAATAAAATAAGGGCAGTAGTACTAATGTACCCAACTTAGCCGTCATAGCCTTTCGGCTAATCACCAATTCAAAATCAAAACTTATTCAGCGACCTTCTTGCCGCCTTTTACTAATGACTTTAATTTTTTATAAAAATCATCTCCTTTGTTACCACTTGTTTGCATCCACTCAGACATTTTCTGAATTTCTGTTTTTTGTCCTGTTGGGGGAAGGTTTGTTATTACCTGCTGATTCCCCGTCCATGTAAAACTATAATCTAAATGGTTAAAAGAGATTAGACCTTTGTTCATTGCTTGTTTTACCAATGATTGATATTCAACTGTTTTACCTTGAACAAAATCATTGAAGTATACAGGGTTACTATCTGCTAACTCTTCTGCTTTATTTCTAAGAATTTCTATATCTTCTGAGCTGTCCCATTGCATTGCATCAGCAAAGTCTATTAATTCAGAGTCAGACATTCCTTGTGCTACATTAAGAGCTTTTAATCTTTCGCTTCTTTCTGTTCTAGCATCTTTAGCTGCTGCATTTTCGTCTATTCTTGATATAATAGGATGTAATGTTTTACTTACAAATCTACTCCCCTTATTTTTAGGATGCAATTCTAAAAGCATAGCCATATAAAAGTCATCTCTATTGTCTTCTATGTTTAATGTCAACACAGACCTATCAGAACCGCCTACTTTTATTTTTTTAAATCTTTCTGGAACACCAGTATCACTCATAAATCCATCGTCTACAAGACCAATATTTTTTGTTTTACTTTTGCCCTCTCTATTTTCGTATGGGTCTTGAATAGTAAACTTAGTTGGGTCAAGTGTATACATATTAGGGTATACAAATTCTCCATTGTATTTTTCTGGGTCAGGATTAGGTTTAGCTATGTCAAACTTATACCTAACTCTTTTACCAAATGATTCTACCTTTTGTTCTAACTCTTCTCTCAATTTGGGAGAGAGGTCATTGAAGTGTGCGAAATTTTCTAAAGACATTTTTATTTGATTTTAAATTGGTTGAATTGGTTAAATAGTTGGGGAAGCACTGCTCCCCCAACTGAAAAAATTAAAACTTAAGCATTTGCTGCTGTAATTACTGTAGCCGTAGCTGTTGCAGTATAATATCTATCACTAGTTGACAACAATGTTACTTGAGTCAAAGCAGATGCAAGTGGGTTCGGTGTTCCATCAGGCAAGGTTGCTGTAGGGGCATAAGCCTCAATCAAAATACCTTGTGTTGGAAACCCTGTAGTTTTACTTGAACCATATGCGTTACCATTTTTGCCTATAACGGCTACACTAACTGAATTTGCCATTTTATTTATTTTTTATTATTTAAAGAAAAGTAAGTAGGGGAATTTCTTCCCCTACTTGATTATTATTATATAATTAGATAACTCTGTACTTCTGGAAGTGTTTAACTGCTAAACACTCAAGACCTTGTGCTGTTTCCCAGTCAGTATGCAATGACATAGTTGATGAAGTTGGGATTTCAGCCAAAGCACCTGTTCTCCACTCAGTAATCATACCGTTAGAAGACTTGTTAGCTGCGCTACCCATGAATGGAGTAGGAGTGTAACGAATCTGCATTCTTGGCTGACGACCATTATCTACTGTGTCAACTTGGTCTTTTGGTACAAAGTACATAGAACCGTTAACGTCAGCAACTAATGTAGCTGAGAACAATTGTGGGTGGTCAAAGATAGGAACGTGTACGAAATCAAACTCGTATCCACCATAAGAAAGGTGTTCTACGTTGAAATCAAAATCCTTACCATCTACGTTCAAACGTCTTGAATCCACTGAAGATGAACCCAATTGCTTTAAGAACTTAGAAATTAAACGGTAAGCACGGCTTCCCATAAACACCATCATATCTGTAGGTGCTTTGTTAGCGATGAAGTTGTCAATAATTTCATCTAATTCAACAAAAGAAAATGTTCCCAATGTAGTAGCACTATCAGAAATGCCGTAATTAGTTACATACCAATCAAGACCACCAGTTGTTTGAACTGGAGTGGCAACACCTGAAGCGTTATTAGTTGTTAAGAACGGAGTAGTAGATGCAGGACTAGCATTAGTAAATAATGTATTAGTACCTAAGTTACCACCATTAATTGCATTATTATATGAAGATGCAGTACCAGCTAACATTTGTACAGAAATGTCACCATTTAATTTGATAACCTTCTGAACTGTTTGGTAAGGGAGGATGTGGTAGTCACCGCCTACGTTAACTTCAATTTTAGCAACCTTCTGAACGTCAGAGATTTCATCAACCTCACGGAAGATTTGAATGTTATTGTAGTACTTAGTTAAACCATATCTGCGATTTGTTGGCGCACCTGATTGCTCTGGGAATGCATTAGAACCAAACTGAACTAAATCGCCTGCTACAATTGTCATATTAGTTCCATCTACAGATTTAGCTGTAATAGTAGCTGTAGTAGAAGAAACAGTTACGGATGTAACTAACGCTTGCTTACCTACGTTAGAACTATTTGATGTTTTAATCAAATCTCCTACACGTGGGAAAAGATAAGCACCACTTGTAATATTAAATACTACAGTAGGCGCACCTGTTGTAATACCACCAGTTGCTACTGTTGCTACTTCATAAACATCGTTATTAACGAAGTTGTTGTAGAAAAACATTTTAGCTGGTTTAGTGCGATTTACGATTTTCATAATATCGGTAAACGCTCTGTCACGACTTTGGTCGTAAATGTTAGGGTCTATATCCCTTTGGTCAAGAAAATCAATCGCTGACACGAAGGATTTCAACATAGTACCTTGAGTAACTGCCATTTTAATTAAGTTTTATTTTTTTATAATTTTGTTTGTTTTTACCATCCTCCCGAATTCAATCTGCCATACTTAGCCATTGCCCCTGCAACTGACTTAGGCTCTTCACCTGCGGTTGAGGTCTGTTTAACTCCAGTAGGTCTTGCATTGTCTATGGGTTCAATTGCGGCTTTGCTACCTAATGACTTGTAATGCTTGGCAAGCTCTGTAATGAATTTTTCTCCGTACTTATTAACTGTTGCTACAAGTAGTTGATGTTGTGTTTTGGGAAGAAATACATCTTGCCCGTCCTTGTTGACCTTATCAAACATCAGTTCGCCTGTTGTATCACCATTTAATACTAAGTCTGTAACTGCTTTTGAATCTATTGGGAAGCTGAACTTGTCATTTCCCTCACCGATTGTAATTGCATTTTTACTAAGAACTTCTTTTGTGTACGGGGAATTGTTAAACTCCGTTACAATGTGCTTAGAGAATTCAGCTAAACGCTGTTCCTCTTCTTGTGCCGCTGCACTTCTGTCTGGTGCTGTGGGAAGAAGTTTCTCTTGATGTGCCTTGGCTAGTTCATCTCTGTACTTGTCTGCTTTCGCTTCCAATAAGAGCTTCCCTTCATTCGCCTCATCATCATCGTAAGAGTTTAAGTTGTATTTCTCAACTATCTCCTTTTTGTAAAGAACATCTAACTGAGCATCGCTTGCCCTAGGATAATCTATCCGAAGCTGATGGCGCATCACGTCTTCGGCTGGCATTTGTGTGTAATCCTTGCTCAACTCGCTTAAGTATTCTGTTACATTCCCGTTCTCTTTCCAAGTATTTAAGAAGCCTAACATTTTAGGGTCAACCTCTTTCAAGTCCTTGATAAAAGAAATAGCCTTTTCGTCAAACCCTAATGCTTTTAGAACGTCATCAGGTTGTTGGCTTTTTACTGCATCTTGCCAGTTTAGTTCTGTGCTTGACTCCATCTCTTTTTGAGTTTGGGAAGTCGTTGCTTCGCTTTCAACTGACTCGGATGTTTCTTGTTCTTGTTCGGAAGTATTTTCTGCCTTCGTTGGAGCAACGGGGGCGTTCTTTACCTCTGTATTAGATTCCCAAGAGCCATCTCTATTTAAACGGATTGGATTTACATCCTCACCTTCTGCACTACTTTTTGTACCCTGTCTAGCCATCATTGCAGCTATACTCATAGGTTCTGCACTTGATGACGATTGGGCTTCGCTTGTTTCATTTGATGTCGCAGTATCTGCTTCATCCATGTCATAGAACTTTTTTATCATTGATTTGAATTTGGTGAAGTAAAAATATTAGTTCATTTTAAATAAAAAAATTTTTTCTTATACTATTTTATTTTGTTTGGGAAGTAGTCTTTTGATTAGATATCTGCTGCTTCATGATTGACGACTGTCCTGCTATGTGCGTAGAGTTCTCTTTAGCACTTGCGGTATCAGAAGACACTTGAATTTTAGTATTGTTGTTAGCCATTGCAATCCTTTCCGCTGACTCAATTCTCATTTGTTCTTTTTGTAATTCCCCATCAATTCTCATCTGCTCCTTTCTTAATTCCAACTCTGACTGCATTTGGAATTTTTGTATTTCTGCTTGTTGTGCGATTTGTGCCGCTTGTTGGTTACCCTGCTGCTGTGCTTGTATCTCAGCCATTTTTTGTTGTGACTGTCTTTCTTTTTCTTTCTTTGTTCTATATGCCCAAATCATTTGAGCTTCTTTTACATTCTTTGTGTTTACAAGGAGTACAGCATCAGCCGTTGTCAAAAAACCATTGGCTATGTCCATCTGCATCATCTGCATTAGCCAAGCCTTTTGGTCTTGAGTTGTTCTTTTTTCTAGTTCTATACCATAATCTCTCCATGCTATGCTAGGAGAAATTTGCATGAATGTTAGGGAATTGGAGTTTAATCCTGGAGCAAATCCAGTCACGTCACCTATCTTCAAAGCCTGCTGAGTTCTAAACAACATATTTTCTGCAAGTCGTAAAGAAATATTTTCTTCTGAGAACGCTAACGGATACAACGCTTCGTTTGTACTCTGCTGTCCGCTTTCGTATCCTGGGACAAGTGTCTTAGATGATGCTTGACCTAGAGTAACGTCATTGTAACCTGTCATTTTTTCTATTGCAGATATTGTGCTTATCAAGTCGTTGTAGAACATAGATAGTTCACTTGCCGCTGTGTTTTCAATCGGAATTACTGGTCGCCAGTTTGCACTCTGCGGTGTGCCACCATCATTGTCGCTTCTTCCCAAGAGTACACCTGTATCAAAAAACATCTGTAGCAAATCTTGTGGCTGCATATCTTGACCGCCTTTTGTCATTGCCACCTTCTCTAATGCAGACAAGTCAATCCACCAACCAGAAGGAACTGCTCTGTTCTTGAAGTTCTGAATCTTTAACATTGTCAATTGATAATCGTCAATGTATGGGATTAATCTTTCCATCATACCCTGCGCCTTCATTTGATAGAAGTTGTATGCATAGAATGTATAAGATAGTTTTGTTTTTGCTTTTTTCTTTATTTCGTTGGAACGCTTTTGGTCGTAGCACATACCAAAGTCATAAACCTTGTCTGTCCCTATAACCCATTTGCACTTGTATGTGTATTGTATTTTCTTTCTTGTATACTTCTCTGACTTCTTACCCCTTGCAAAGTCAGCCTTTCTAAAGTTTGGATTACCTTGTTCGTCTACGGTGTCACGGTATACTCTGTCGTTGTAGGTATAAAACTCAATGTCCAACACCTTACACTTAAATTTATCGTATGGCTTCATCCAACCAGTTCCCAAACCTAATAACCTTGGGTTACCAAACTGACCTGCTATTGTAGACGCAAACTGAGTCAAGTCGTCTTCCGTAAACATTATATTCCCCTCATCATCTGTAACTGTTGCCAAGTCAATTAGAGGCACGTCTATTATTTCCCCAGCATGAACAATATCCGAAAAGTTACCATTCTTATCAAATGATGTTATTACACATTCTGGGTCTACAACTCTAAAACCTGGTTTCCCATCATCGCCTAAATAGTCTTTCACCCCTGCTACACCTAAGTCAAATAGGTCTTCAAATATTTTTCTTCTTTTTGTTTTATAGTCGTTTTGATAAAATGCAAGATTAATTGCCATTTCAGCGTCCTTGCTTCTATTAAATTGTTCGCCAAACTCCATCCTCATTTCTAACTCTTCAATGTCCATTGGGTCTTTTGAGTCCATAGCCAACAATGGATGATTTGCTAACTCTGGATTTTGTTGCATCATCATTTCCCTAACAGCCAACTTAGCCTTTAAACTAGCATAGTAGCCATCCATCTCTGACTTAGCTAAAATATCTACAGGTGTTGCAACAATATTATAGTCGGTAGCCATTAGTCTTGATATAGCCTTGTCCCTATACCCAGACACTATAGAACGAATACTCCAGTCTAAACTTAGCCATGTGTTGTTAGTTGTTTCGTCTACACCTAACCATTTTTTGTACTGGGAATTCGGCTGCTTCCCTAACGCATATAGTCTAAACTTGGAATAATCCCCACCATTACCAGAGAATATACCCTTGGGATAAACAAACTGCCAATCATAATATGCTGCTTGTGCATACTCTCTACAAAAGTCTGCACCTTTTTTTGCAGGGTCTATGTCATGATTTGGGTAAGGGAATTGTCCACCACTAGTAATTTGTTGATATTGCATTTTCTTTTGGGTTTTTTATATTGCCTTTCTATATGGCATTATTGTTTCTATTTTTTGTGTTGCCTCTTGAGGCTTGTAGTACCTCTTTGACTTTGCTGCTATAAGAGCAAATCCTGCTGCCATAGCATCATCATACTTCTGTGTGTCGCCTACTTCAAAACCTAACCAGCCAGATTTATCTCCTAATAGTTGTGGGAAATAGACCTTGTTAACATCTTTCTCAATATATGACTCTGTAAAGTCGCATATTTGCTGTATGGTTTTACCCTTACCATCAGAGTAGATGCCTGGCTCTACTTCCCCTGGCATCCACATCAAGAACGAACTACACAACTTCTCTTCAAAAAACTTCTTCCAACCATTTACATTTCTCTCAAATAAAACCTGACAGCCACAAAACCATGCCATCTTTAATACGTATTGGTATTGAATATCTGTCGTAGCCGCTCTGTCAACGTAACGTAAAACAAACATATCGTTATACGGGCTGCTCTCATCCAATAGGTCTTCAATTTGATACGCATATGCTGCACAGTTTGATTTTCTGTTGTCTTTTGTTTTATCGTACTTAAATGGGTCACATCCAATCCTTACCGCATAGTTTCCGTTTGGTGCAAAACTACCTGCCCTTTGGAAAACATTGTTTGCTTCCTTGGGCATCCAACCTACTACCTTCTCATACATACCATTAGGATTTGCCACCCACATAAGTTTACTAGGTTTCATTTCCCTAACTCCATTACCGTGAACGACTTCCTTATAATACTCATCATTATTTTCCCACACTAAATTACCTCTTTCTACGCAATCTTTGTTAAAATTTAACCAATCTAATTGCTCATTTATTTTAAATGTGTTGTATATACTGCCTTGCTGGGCTGACATAAACATTTCTTTCTCATCAAAAGGGTTCATACGAATCTCTTCCTCAAGAAGAGAGCCTTCAAGACCTGTTCTTTTTTCTAAAAGATATTGTCTTGCCCCTAATTTCACATCTTCTTCTGTTAAGTCGCCTATGCCTACAAAGTTCTCTACTAAATAATCATATTGTTCAGGAGTTGGTGGGTCTATTACTGACATTCCATATTTATCTATAAATCCTAAGAACCCATCATAAGCAGGAGTAAAATATTTTACCATTCTGTTGGGCGTTCTATCGTATTTTTTAAAGTCAGCCAATTCCCAAACCTTTTTATATTCAGAGCCGCCACCTTTAGACATATTATTCATTGTTGAGGGACATTCTATATAACCAACCTTCTTTACTCCCTTAACTAAGGTCTTGCTAACAATAGATAAAAATTCAGAAAATGGGACTTCTAAAGGGAACTTCCCCCCTTCGTCAAAAAGCCCATAATTTAATTTGCCAGAATCATATGCATTCTTTCCTGGAGCACGATAATCTACCTTACTCCTATGACCTATATCAGTATCTATACTACTGCCCTTTCCTCCCTTTACCGTAACAGATTTATGCGCAAATACAAGTTCAGTTACAGAGTCTTTATTATTTAATTGTTTAGGTTTTAGAAAGACTGGGAGTTGACGGTAACCAAAACTAACCATGTCCGTAAAAGCAGTTTTTGCATCTTTTTCTGTTTTACTTGTTAGACCACATTTGCTATTCTTGAAAAATATACATTCGTATATGAGATTGGATGTACCAATAGAGGTCTGCCCTTGTCTTCTTTTCTTACCTATCAAAATTCCGATATTCCAGGGAATTTTTTGCCAATGATTTAAAAAGATAAAATATCGTCTATCTAAATCACGATAGTCTGGATAAATATCATCTTCAAGTTTCCACCATTGCAAATAAAAATAATTTCTTCCTGTTATATATGTAGGATTGCCATTATTCATAAACCAAAATCCTTCCCTACATCTTTTTACTTCTTCTACTGCATAATCTCTTTGTTCGTAATTTAATAAAGCATTACCATCTTTATCATATTCTACCAATTCAAAATAACCTGGCAATTCTCTTCTTCTCCAATATTGTTCTGATATATCATTTACTCCCCAATTTTCTATTTCTTCAATAGATGGTTGTTTGGGAAGTTCTATTTCGGTATGATATATTGTTATTTTTTCAGACATTTGTTTTTATATTTTGTTCCATAAATAGCCTCTAATCCAGTTTTACCCTCTCTAACTCTTTGTGCTATAGCTATACCATTTATATTAACTTCTTCTCCCCATTGAGCTGCTGTTTTTTTAATGCCATTTACTTCAATAAACACATTTCTTGTAGTATTATTCATATTTTCTTTAAAAGAAATAAATCTACAATTGGATGATTCATAATTGCCATTTACATCTATTCTATCTATTTGCAAACCTTCTTTATATCCATTAGCTATAGCCCAATCATAAAAAGATTTAAAATCATTTCTCCATTCATCACAAATAATTATACCTCTATTACCATAATTTTTAAACCTTATATTTTTTTTATTATAACATCTTTCTTTCATAGAATTAAAAACGCCATATAATTTATGATTACATAATTTATGTTTTGTACCTTTTGCAGATACAATTTCTTTTTGTAAACATCCACAAGATTTAGTCCAACCACTTTTTAGCTTACTAGATTCCACGATTGTATCTTTACCACAATTGCATTTACATATATATCTATATGAACCTGATTTTTTTTTATCATATATATCTATAACTAATAATCTATTAAATTTTTGTCCTTTTAAATTTATAAAATTTGTCATATTACTTTCTTTCTTGGGCTATTAAATCAACAAATGGTTTTGGCTCTTCTAGCTTTTTATCAACTTTTAATACCCCTGCCATTTGCCCTAATTGTGTTATAGATGTTGCAATTTCATATGCCCCAGTCCAGAGAACTTTAAGCCTATCGAAAGTCTTGCTTTTAGGGTCGTCAATGTCAAGGTCTTTCAAACTTATTGCATTCATGAGGTCAGCCATTTCGTTTGCCTTCCTGTTCAAGCTGTAGTAAAGTTTAGCCATTCCGTTGTCTTCGTACTTGGCTAACTTGTCTTCTAGCTTGGCTATCTTTGATTTAAGATAGTCTGGTGATGATTTGTCTACTATTTCTTCATGTTGGGGAATATATTCCTCTCCATTCTTAGTAGCTACATCTTTTTTTCTTTTTTCAATAAGCTCGTTTAATTGTTCTTCTGTCATATGTTTGGGAATTGGTGATTAATTAATTATTTATGTTTAAATGCTCTCTTTTCAAACTCGTATACCCAGTTCTTATCAGTTTGGTCTATTGTTTCTAACTGATTTAAGAATGTAGAATATTCTGCTACTGCTAATCTTTGTATTGTTCTATATTGTTGTAAGAAATCCCAAGTACATGGGTCGTTCTTTTTAAATATCTCCATGCTTATTTTTTCGTAAGCCTCATATAGCTCGTATTCCATCTCGTATGCTTTTTCAATAGCATCTACTAAACCTGTTACTTTTTGAGGTGATTGTATGGGAGGCATTGATGGTTGAACATTCCAATCTGTTAAATACTTTTGTAAGCCTTCTGCATGAGTAAGCTCATCTACCGCTTCGCCTTTAAAATATTCAGCAGCCTTTAGGTAACCTACATTTTCACAATAGTTTGTAACTTCTCTGTAATAATAGTGTGCCTTGTATTCATTACCTATTCTTTCGTTTAGGAGGTTGGCAATGTCTTGTGGTAATTTTACTGGTGTCATATTTGTTTTTTTATTTTGTATATAATTTCAATTCATCCCTTGCCATATCTATGGCATTTTTATGTGCTGATTGTAAAGTTGATTTTATTTGTTTTTTTAATTCAGTTATCTCTGCTTGTATTTTAGGGTCTTCCGATTCTTTATCAATTAATTCTTTTAATCTTTTAATATTAGATATAGTATAAGAATCGGATAGGTTTTCTTTTGTATAGTCATGGGAATACTTGATTACAAGCTCTGAGAATTTATTATATTCATCCACTGTCATTACCCCTTTAGGATGAGCGTCATCTGATTTTACTGTGTACGATAATCTTGTTCCAAGTTTGGGAAATTCTATGTCTGATTTAGCTAAATCTTTGAATAAAGAAGATTGCATTTCTTTTTCAGTAAACATTTCTTCTTTCTTAAAATCCCTCTTATCCTTTACGCCTATCCCCACAAATGATGGCAAGTCAGATTTAAATATTGAAGCTACGCCATCTCTTTCCATTTCTTTTGATACTCCTTGCATTGATAATGGTATAGTCAATTTTTTTATTTCTTGAGAAACAGTCACTGGTTGTCCAACATAATCTTTCATGCCAGATATAACATTTGCTGCCGTTCCAGCCACTGGTGTTAATTTTCCTCTTAAAAAATGCAACATATTACCAGACCTGTCTCCGCCTCTAAATTCCTTAAATTTACCATCAATTGTTTTACCCCCTCGTATAGTCTGAGCAATCAATCTTATGTATTGAGCAAACCCACCTGCAATATTATATATTTTATCTCCTATTTTTATATCCATAAATCCTGGGCTTGTAGGGTCATTGTCTACATCTCCATTAAACATATATGCTGCACTATAAGATAGAGCCATTATTGCTGCCGTAAATTTAGCAACTGAATATATAGCTTGCTTTCTTATCTCTGGTGACATTTTTCTATAATAACCCTCAGTCCCTTTAACAAATGGACTCAATACATCACTTATGCCTAAAATATTTAATCTTGATGCCATTAGCCTTGGCGACCATATGCCTGCTGTTACTAATTTAGATGCTTTTTCAATATACTCATTTTGTTTTCCTCTGCCAGTTTCAGTATTTAGCATTGCAGCTAAATCCTTAAACAATTTAGGATTATTTTCAAATGTATACCCTTCGCTCATGTATTTTTCTGACAACTCTGTAAAAGCGATGGCTCTCATATTGTTACCCAAACTAGTAAATGCTCTTTCAAATGGCTCTAATAATGTACCTAACACTCTATGATTTTTACCTTTTATTTTAACATTAAAATCAAGCGATTCCCCTGCAAAAGCCTCTTCTCTTGCTTTTGCTGATAATGTTTTGGGTTCTGTAATATCTAACCCAGATTTTTGCATTAAATCAAATATTGGGCTATTGTGCAATTCTGCTAAATTTCTTTCGTATAGTTTTTGGGATGCAGCATCTTTTATATGAGAAACAAATGCTTTGCCACCTGTTATGGGTCTAGACATCATGGCTACCAAAGTCTGCATAAACAATGCGGAATCATCAACACCAGTAACAAGTTTCTTTGTTGTATTAACGGCTTTTGATGTGAAATCCAAAACTTGTTCTCCTTTTGACATCTTTGATTTGGTATCATTAAGCAAAGCAACTTCGTATTCATGAAGAGCGTTTTGTTTTGCTGTGTAAGAATCTAGCAACTCTTTATATAATTTAGGATTCTTATTTTTAAATTCCTTGTTTTCAAATAAAGATTTAGGTTTATCTTCTTTTTCAAAATCTTCATTATCTAATTTCTCTCTTATTTGTTGCTCTTTCTTCTTGTTAGCCTCTATCATTCTCTTAGCCTTTGCTTCGTCTGAATACTGCTCTACCTCTTTTTCTTTTTTTAATTCGTTTATAGATTTTCTTAAATCAACTAATTTTTGATTCTTTTTTATTTTATCTTTTTCTGTTTTGGCTTCGCCATTTAAAACTCTTTGGTATTCATTTAATAATTTAGCTTCTGATTTAATTTCATTTAAGTCGGCTAGTAATTGAGATTTTGTTTTTTTACCTTCCGAATACTCCCCTGCAATTACGTTTGTTATATCCTTTTCTGTTATCCCATCAAATAAGTCTTTTACATCATCAAGCGTTCTTTTTGTTACTTCTGATAATTTAGCTCCCACTTCTTCAACATGGCTTTTAGCTATTTTGGCTATTATCTTAGCCATGTCTACCGTTATAGCAAAATTCTCAGCTCCACCATCTGGCGATATGCCTAATTTGTTTAAATTGTTTTTATATTTTTGTATTGCTTGTTTTAATTGGTCTTTAAGAGATTGTCTTTCTTCTATGAAATCTTTCTTTTGTTTGGGAACTTTTGGCTTAGGATTATTTTTTTGTTGTTTTAGCAATTCGTTCTGAGCCAACAACGCTAAATTTTTATCTTCTGCCTCTTTTAATTTAATTTCAAATTCTTGCTTGGCTGCATTTATTTTATCAAATTGCTCTTGAACATCAATTTTTTGTTGCTCCGTAAGGACATCAACTCCGTTGGCATCCATTTTAGCCATATAGAAATCCGTTATAGTTTCAAGTGGATTTGAATTTGATTTTAATGAAACTAAATTTTTACCTGCTTGGGAACTAGCTACATCGGATGCCTTTATAAATCTTCTTGCTTGAGTTAAAAATTCATCAGATGGATTTTCTGTTAATTTTTTATCTATTGTGGCAGCAAATATTTTCCTTATTGAATTTTCTACAGGAGTTGTCGCTTCCCCCCTTTCCATTTTTTCAATAAGATTATTCATATTGTATCCATTTTCTACAATACTTTTAGCTTCATTATCCCATTGCTCAAAAGATTCTGGATTAGGTTGTCTTTCTGGCATACCTAAATCTTTTCTTCTTTCTTTATTTTCCTCAACAGTTATCCCCCTTACATCTTCACCCCCCATTTGTATTTTACCTTTTGATAGAACTATATTCTCGGCTTCTATTTTTGGCAAATCATTTATTGTATATTTTAAATCTTCTACTTTTTCTGTAGGGGAAATCTTACCGCTTGCTTCGTCCCATGCTGATTTCAAGGCAACGCCTACCTTTTCCCCTACCTCCTTAGCCCATTCTTCTACGGATTTAACACCTTCCTTAATGTATTCTTTAGCTTCCGTAACTAATGCTTTATGGTATTCAAATAGAGCTTCCGCTTCTTTTTTAGGGTCAGGAGTGATGCCCAACCCTCTTCTTATAGTATCAAGTTTTTCTTTAGCTGTCTTTCTTGCTTCTCTTGCTTTTTCTATGGCTGTTTGTTCGGGAGCTGTTGGTTTTGGCTCTGCTGGCTTTGGCTCTGCTGGCTTTGGCTTGGCTGCTTCTGCTGTGGCTCTTGTTGTTGGCTTAGTAGGCTTTGTTGCACTTGGTTCAGCAGATGGTTGTGGGAGTGGTTCTTCTTGTGTAGGAATCTGCTTACCACCTCCTTCACTAATTGCGGGTCTTTTACTTTCATCATATTCTGTTTTAAATATTTGTTTAATACCTTCTTTTTTAGAAATGCCCTTTGTGGCTTCATCAAACATTGTAGCAGGTTTATCATTTACTAATTCTGCGTATTTACCAAATTGGTTTGTTATTTCTTTTTGGTTTTTAGCATCATTTAGTATTTCTGCTAATTTTATTGCTGTTGGGGAATACTTGTCTTTTGGTGTCATTCCGTTATTGAACATATCGGACTGAGCTAACCAATTATCAAAACTTCCTGCTTTACTTGCAGCAAAGTCGTTTAATGCAATTATAGCTTCTTGTACTTCTGGTACTATGCTTTTTTCTATACCTGTAGAAAATATATATGGTAATGATTTTCTTAGACCTTCTTTTTGGGTATGAGATAGATTATCATGAAGTTCGGGAAGTGCTGTATCTCCGCCATCAAATAAGAAATGTTGTGCTACAGTTTCTAAATCCTTAGCCCCGTCTTGCGTCAATTCCCCGTCCTTAAAAATAGTATTTCTCTGTGCTTGATTAAGGAATGGGTTAATTAATTCCATTAATCTTTTTGTATTCTCTCTAATGGCTTGATTAAGAGTTCCCTCACCCTTAAATAACAAGTCAGCTATTCTACCCTTTAATTCAAAAGGCATTCTTCTTGTTATGGCTACAGGGTCTAATCTTCTTTTACCTCCCGACTCCAAATCCTTTACATCGTAATTTCCTAGTTCTATTGCGCCTGTATCAGATACTGCTACTTCCCTTACAAGAACAGGATTTTTCATTCCTTCTACTTGTTCTTTTGTAAATCCAAAGTTTTCAGCATTTTCAGCAAGTGATTTTTTGTATGTTTCAATACCCCTTTGGTATCCCTTCTTTAACCCTGCTGAACGATTATTACCTTGTATAACTTCACCTCTTTCATTAACTACAGGTGCACCACTATACGCATTTGTATTTTCGCCCATTTCAGCAAACCTTGGCTTGTTTGCAAATCCTTCTTCCGCTTGAATACTACCTTCGTCATTTCTATTCTTAGGTTGTGCTTCCCATATAAAATGATTAGGATTTCTTAGTCCGTCTTGATGCGAAGGCTGTAGTGTTTCCGATTCTACTAATTTGTATGTAAAGGGAACTGATACACCGCCACCACCTGGCTCACTTGTAAATCTAACACTGCCACCTTCTTCGGATTTGATTCCCAAACCTTTTTCATTTCTAACATACTCAACACCGTCTTTTACATACTTGCCTTCTTTTCTTATTTTATCTCCGTCATTTAGTAGGTTTTCTGTTTCTCTTAGTTCTTGTTGGTTTACTTGTTCTTGATTTTGTTCGGGAAGTGCTACCTTTTCAGGCTCAACTACCTCCGCTTCCGTTTCTACTACTTTCCTAGATTCGGCAAGTGCCATTTCCCTAGCCTTATCACTAACCTCTCCAAGTTTTGCAGTAGCGGCTTGATATTCTAATGTAATATCCTTTAATTCATTTGGCAAATCTTCAAACTCTACTTGCTCCCCGTCTTTATCATTTACAATTATTTCGTTATCATAAGTAGTATCTATGGTATATCCTTTATTTTCAAATTCACGTTCTATTTCTACCATTCTATCTGTAGTAGGCTTAGCTAGTCTTGCTACTTCTTTTTCATCTATGCCTGTTATTTTTGTTTCTTCTTGTTTGGGAACTTCTAGCTTTCCTACATCTTCTTTTAATAAAGGTTTAATAAGTTTATCGTACTTGTCATAAATTTCTTTTCGCTTTGCTTCGTCTGTTGGGTCAGGCATCGCATCGTACTCGGCTTGTTCATCTGCTCTTAGTTGTTCTACTGTTTTTTGTTGGGGAAGTTCTGGCTTTGCTTCAGTTGAACCTTCAAATACAGGCTTTAACATACCAGCTACTACATCTTTTGCTGTTTCAATATCATATCCTGCATCTGTATATACTTTAATTGCTTCACCTACCATTTCTTTTGTATCAATACCTCTACTAGTAGCTTCTTTTAATGATTCTCTTAATTTTAATCCATCAGCATACCAAGTGGTAGGTCTTCCTCTTAATGCATTTGAAAAATCTTGTTTTAATTCTTTATCGGTAAGTTCTTTTGCATTTAAATATTTTGTTGCTACTGCTTTTGTTTCTCTTGCATCGCTTTTTTCAATAAAAGAACCATATCCATTTGGCATTTCTTTTTCTTTTTTCATCAGAGCATCAACCGCATCATTTACTTTATCTAATGTTACACCAAAAACACTATTTCGTTCTCTTTTTTCCATTTCTTTTTCAAGAATATCAAATTCACCTGTATCATAATTATTACTCTTTTCTAATTCAGACATCCTTGTTTCTATCTCAGCATCTGTTTTGGATTTTACTTCTTCCCCAACTTTATCACCAATTCCTTTCCCTTCTCCTTCAGCCCCTGGTGCTTGAAGTACTCCACTTGTGCTAATCTCTTCTGCGCCTGCTCCTTTGATAGGTTCGGTTGTGACAGGTTCTTCCCCGACTCCGACTTTACTTGGTAACCCTGGGATGTTTTCTTTATCATTTGTTTGTGTTTTTATTGTGTGTTCGGGAATACCTGCTTCTACATCTGCTACTTTTGATACGCCACCTATCTTTTCTAATTCGGTACTCATTTCATCATCTCCCTCAACATACAAATCAATATCTTTAGTAGTAGCGTCATTATTTTTTACAAATTGCTCAAATGTATTTCTATCTACCTCTCTATCTCCTATTTTATAAATTGGTTTTTCTGATACTTTATTATCAATATCATCAGCAGCCTTTGATAAATTTTGAGCTTCCTCTACTTTTTCTGACTGAAATGCAGGGTGTAAAGTTGATGCGCTTTCTAAAGTTTGAGTAGCTTGCTGTTTTAAATCATTGCTTTGCTTTATCTTTTCTGCTACTTGTTTTTTATTTTGAACTTCTGCTGGTATTTGGCTATGAATATTGGTATATTCATCAATTAAATTATTAATTCTTTGTGCTGAATTAGCATCTATGCCTCTATTTTGTACATTTTGAGCTAAATCTTGTTTTAATTTATTTATATCTTCGGGAGTCTTTGCTTCTGCTACCTTTGTTTTAATATAGTTATCTACCTTATTAAATGGAATATGGACACCTCCCATAACTAAACCAAATCCAGCTCCTTCTGCACTTTTCTTTATTATTCTAGCTACATCTTGACCAAATGAAGTAGGCTCAAAAACATCTTTATCTTCATATTTATTTATTGCCTTTTCAGCCATTATATTCAAGGCTTCATTGCTACCCATAAAGGCAGCACCAACAGCAGCGGAATGTCCTAATTGAGCTGTATTTGTAAGAAGTTTATTCTTAAATGTTTTAGCTGTTTGTTTGAATGCTGCATCAAATGCTTCTTTTGTTATGGGAGCTTCTGATTCAGAAAGAAGTTTCGTTATAGTTTCAGCAGTTAATTTATTAGTAACTACCCCAATTTTATTCCCAACAATTTTATCTATACCTGCTTCCATTAAAATACCCATAGCTGCTGCTGAGCTTGCTGCATATATGGTCTTCATGCTTTCGGGAAGTTTTGCTCCTTCTTTTGTATTATTTATATTAGTAATTGCACCATCAAATGCATCTGCCATAAACCCTACGCCATATGGTACTGCTGCCTCTATAGCTAATCCTGGTAATGATGCTACAGTGCTTGCAAGGAAACTATCATCAAAATCTTGCTTTCTTTTTTCATTCAGATTTGACGTTAAAGGGGATACTATTTTTTTTCTAGCTTTTTCGCCTAATTCATCTACCCCTTTTATAAATGCTTCTTTAGGGAAATTAGGGTCATCCCCCATTGCTATCATTCTGCCTAATCCTTTTACAGTACCAGAAGTAATTTTACCTACGGTTTCAACAGTTCTATCCCATATATATTTTGCATAATCTTCTGCACCTTGGAAAGCCCCTTCTTCCGTTTCTGCTAAAGGAGTTCTTCCGCCACCAGTAACGCTAACTGCAAATAATTTTTTTGTTGTGGGAAGCTGAATTTTTTCTTGTGGCTTTAATTGCATTGTAGCAATATTTAACTTAGCCTTAGTTGCGCCTAAATCAGCTTTAGCCTCCTTTGATACAGGAGGCGTTATGTATTTACTTTGGTCTTCTTTTAATTGAGCTTGTTGTGCTGAGTATGCAGGATTAAGTGCGCTTGTTTGCCAACTTGGCTTTTCTCCCCCTTCTTGTAAACTTGATGGTGATTGTGAGGGTGTAGGGGGATTGGTATTTGTCTTTAATTCTTGACCACCAGATTGACCATCTACTTTTTTTTTTACATCATCAAAATCAGAGAAATCGTATTGAGTATTAGATGGAGCTTGCTCTTTGTTGCTAACAGCTTCATCAAATGCGGAAAAATCATATTTTTTAGCTCCAGACATTATTTATGTATTTTATGGTTTTTTTATTAACCCTTCAGCAATAAGTATTTTTATAGCATCGCTTTCGCTTAATTTATTCTTACCCATAAAAGATGAAATCTTTTTTTGAGTTGCATTATCATAAGATTTTATTGATGGTGCAGATTTGGGTATGCCTTTTTTTTCTTCTATTGCTAATATAGTTTTGCCTTTTGCATTAGGCTGTACTTTATATCCCAACGTAGCGGCATCTATAGTAGTTAATCTTTTTCCTATTTTATTATCTAAAACAGGATACACTTCCCAATTGCCTTGCTTATTTAACTTTACACCTAAATTATCCGAACCATACTCTTTTTTTTCTTTTTTGCCTTGTTCCGTTACTTCGTATCCTAGTTTTAAATCTTTAATTATCCCTACAATACTTTTTGAAAATTCCGCATCTAAGTCTTCTCTATTCAATGGAAGCATAGCTGTATTTCTACCTTGCTGTGACGCTAGTACAGCGTCTGGCTGTAATCCCGTTTCTTTTGAAACTTCATTTACACTCTTGCCTTGCTTTAATAAAATAGCAGCTTTATCTTTTTGGTCTTGAAGAGATTTATATTGTTCAGCAGCAGGAGTATATATATCCCTTTTTTCTCCACCTGCTCCCCCTACACTAACATTTGTTATATTTTTAGTTATAGGTGCTTTGGTTTCTTGTACATCCTCATGTACAAATCCTACCTTGGCGTTGTTAGCGTATATGTCGTATAGCTTTGCTTTTTGGAATGCTATTATTTCTTCTGGTTTGGGAACACGACCCAAAGCCTGTGCAAACTTTTGAGTTTCTGCATTAACGCCCCCCATAACGGCAGGGTTATATCTCATCCTATTAAACTCGTTATCTGACACCATTCTTAGTGGCTTGTTAGCATCCCCAGATATGTATTCGCTTATTGTCTTATTTGCGTCTGTGGTTGGTGCTACTGTGTGTTCGGGAACTACTCCCTGAAATACACCTTTGGCATCCATATCTGGGACAAATGAAGAAGATGTCTGTATTTTCTTTTTAACCTTTCTAACATAACCATTTGCATCTCTTTCATTAACATCCGTTTCTTTAGAACTTTTAGCCATATTTTTTATATCTTCCCCAACAGCCTCATCTAAATTATAAATATTACCACTCTTTTTAATTTCAGAGTCAAAGTCTACTGCTGTATCTAAGTTCCAATAGTCTTCCCTTGGCTTACCATCAGCATCTAAATAATATTTCTTTATAAATTCAGCATTGTATGCATCTGGGTTATACCCTTTCTTGCCTTTTATATTTTCTAATCCTAATTTTCTTTGCGTTTCAGCGTACTTTACATTCTCTGTTGCTGTTCTCAATTTAGCTACATCGTCAGCAATTCCCATTCTTATATGATTATAATCATACCCACCCTGAGCCATTAAATCAGCTTTTTGTTGAAGTCTGCCTAAATCTCTTGAGAATATTTGGTCTTCTACAGTACCAGTAGTAAAATTTGACAATTCTAAATCCTTAGCTAATTGTGCTGATGTAGCAGCCTTTTTATTTGCTGCATCTTGAGCTGCCTTAGCTTTTGCTTGTTGCTTCCCCTCTAGTTGTTGACCTATTTTATATAGTCCACTAAAATCTTGTTGGGGAATTATAAACTGTGAAAAATCTGCCATTTTTTTATTTTTTATTCATACCCACCTGGATATTGCTGAGGATACATTAATGCTTGTTGTTGATAATAATATGGATTATTTGCATTTGGAAGTATTCCTCTTTGACCATAACTGCCGATTATACTACCATTCCCCATATTACCCATATTTCTTAATGCAAATGGATTTAATGCTCCTGGAACTAATCCCATGTTTGATGGCATATTAGCTGTTGGGTATCCCATCTTTGACATATTAGATACAGCATTAGCTTGATTTACTCCCCCACCTCCGCCAACCTTCCCAAATGAGCCACCCATACCACTTAAACCTATTGATGTTGCGCCCATTCCAAATTGAGCAGCATCTCCCCAAGACTTTGCTCTATTTTGAGCAATAGCCGCTTGAGCTGAATTGACTGTTTCAAAGTCTTGCATTCTTTGTGCTTGATTATATTGCTCTTCGTTAACCAAGTTGCCGTATCTTCTTTGGTAATCACCAGCTTCTTGAAGACCCAAGGCTGCCATAGCATTATTTGTTTGAGATTGTATTCCAGCAGCAGCCTGCATTACATCAGCAGCAGACGTGGCTGCTTGCTGTGTTCTTCCCATAGCGTTAGCTCCACTTTGATATATATTTCTTTCTTGCTGCTCTGCCCCTGGCATTCTTGCATTTAATTGAGTCCTTGCCAAGTTACTTATCTGTGGCATCGGTCTGTTCTTGAGCTGATTTCTGATTTGTTTGTTAGCCTGCGCTCTACTAGCTATACCTCCAACTACACCTGCCCCTGATACAACTGCGCCTCCTATTGCTATTGCTGCAAAACTCATAGTTCTAAATTTTTATTGTTAACAGAATCTAATCTAACGCTATTAGATGAATTTATTATTTTTAATTTTTCTTTTAGGTCTGTGGGAAGCATTGGGTTGTCATGCTTTTCTATAATCCTTTCCTCTACCTGAAACTCATCTTCATTTTCTGGATTAGCATGAGCCGTTGCCCAAATGCAGTCTTCCCAAATATATAAAACACGCCTTGTGCCTGGTTCTGTAACACCAATATATGGTGCTTCCAAATATTGCTCTACGCCCTCATCTATCCAAACAGAAACAGACCCCTTCAATATAAAATATTGGTGCTGTGTTTTGTGTATCTTGCTTACAATCAAAGAACCTGCTGGCATGAATATTTCCCTAACATAAAGCCCATCTGTAAACCTGTGATTTAATGGGCAACTAATTATGTCAAAGTTCTCAGCCATTATTGACTCTAGTTCGTCTATCTTCTGCTCCTTAGTCTTCTCTTGTATGTCAGAAGCCGAAATTGTAACCACTGACTTTTCTTCGTTTTGCATAACTATAGTTTTAAACTATATGACCTTTACTTATTGACATTCCTAGTTCTAAAATACGAAGTTGTAAAGGTGATGTTGTTGGGGAATACTCTGCTAAAACAAACATATTAGTATTCCTCATTACCTCAGCCGTTAACAAACCTGTATACACATCACCACTTGTTGTTGGTACTACCTTGTTTCTCAATATCTGTGCGTACCAAATTCCTTCTTTCTGTACAAAACTAATGTCCTCTAAGTCTGATGTTTGTAAGTAAGGGAATTCATTATAAAAATACACAAAATTTGGAACAATATTAGATTCTGATAAAAAATTATCATAAACCTTCGGCATTTGTGGTAAAATGTTTGATGTAAACATTATTTGTGACGGGGAATATACTCCATAGAATATATTTTGATTGTCTTGATTGTGTTCCCAAGCATTACCATTTTTAAATGAAAACAACCTGTTCTGTATTGTGCAGAAGTATTCTGTGTTGAAACTAAATGCACTCTGCCAATGTGGTTGTACTACAGCTCCTGTACCTAACTTGTAAGAGATAGTTTTACCTTGATAGTCTAGGATATCAAATGGATATACTATCAATGGATAGTCAGGTAAAAATCCTTTTGGTGGTACATCTGAAAGTTTGGGAATTGTTATCAACAACTCATCATGGCTAGGGTCTACCGTTGCAAATACATACGGTCTATTCCCAAACGCCTCAATCTCATCCTTTGTCAAAGACATATACTTGTAGCACCAATTCTTCCAAAACCTTGACATCTTTATTGATGATATATTATCTAAGCCATTTACAGAATATTGTACCCATCTACCATTACTTGCATCAAGATAATAAACATTACCACGATACTGAACAACTGATGCAGGGTCTATGCAACCATAGTTCCCCTTTAATATATTAATAGTTCCCACAACATCCTTACCTGCACTAAAGAACTGTGTTGCACCTGTACTATCCGTTATCTGCGTTTCCCCAAGATACATAGAATTAGTTTCTACTGCACACAAGGCTAACATAACACTACCCTGGTCTTGTACCTTTGATGTGTTCTGAAGTTTATTTATAGAACCACAATCATCTGACACAAAGGTTTGACTTCCCAAACGGAATGTACTTGAGCCATTTATTTGTGTACCCGATATATATGTGTCGCTCCATACAACCTCTGTGTTGTTGTTTACTTGACCTAATCTTGTAATAATATTAACCTTACCTGTGTCTGTAATCCATGTTTTATAAAATAAATCATTTGGACTCATTGCATTTGCAAAATATAAATTAGTACCCCAGCTTCTATTTAATATATAGCTATCTGCTATAAAATACCCATATAGTTGAGAGTATTCTCTATATATAGTACCAGGATTATTTATTTTATATATCTCACCCATTTCATAAAAAGGTTCTGGTTGCGCTGATTTATATGGAGTATATATTTCATAAACAAATTTTATGTCTGTTAATGGATTTGGGTCAGATATATTTTTGCTTTGCAATAAAATATAATTATTGTCTTGCCCAATAACATTTAATGTAAATGTTTGATAAGCAGGGCTTCCAAAATCTTTTGTTAAAATACAAATATCTCCTTCTGTAAATACATATCCAAGCCCAGAATTATTTAAAGCATTGGTGTTTAATGCAATGCCTATAGTTGCAGGTAAAAAAAGGTCACTATATACATAATTCCCACTACTATCTTTTGTAAAATATTTAGCTTGATTCGTAAATGATTGTATAAAAAATCTTTTATCTTGATTTTTTGTTAATACGGGTGCGTAATAATAAGCCCAGTCTGGTATTTCTAATAATGGAGTAGCGTTAGTAACCCCCCATATAAAAGAAGATATTGCAACAGTATAATTAAAATCTCTTTCTGGAGTTGATATTGAACAATTATTATTAGTTACAACACCACATTTTCTCATTGCATAATCATAAAAAACCATTCCGCATTTATATATAGATGATTGTGGGAATGCATTAAATATATTACCAGTTATACCAGTTATAGGTATGGTGCTTCCTGGCGTAGTTGAAGATGATTTATTTTTATATGCGGATGGTGTTGTTTTATTTATTACAGTTTGAATATCTCTGCCTTGAAATCTAAGGTTTGCTGTGTTATAAACAATAGATGACGGGGGCGCAGGTGGAGTAGGGTATCCAGGCGCATTTAAACTAAATGTAAAAACAGTAGTATCGTACCCATTTAATAAATACCAACCTGGTTGTTCAGCCCATGATAAATAAAAATACCACCCAGAATAACCATACCACTGAAATGGGATTGTATTATGTTTACCTCCATGACTTATTTTAATTAATTGAGTATTTTTTGTTGTGGTAGTAGGATTTAAAAAACTACCAACTCCTATACCCATAGATGTAGTTAATGGAGTATCATATCCATCTATATTATTTGCAAGAAAATATCTTTGTTTTGCTATTTCATGTGATTGGGAATAAATAGGTATATTATCAAATGGTCTTAGTACATCTGGTTCTGCTATTACTATACCAATTGTGTCATTGTAAAAATTATATGTTAATGCATTAATATTATTATTATGGTCTAATATTTGGTTTTCATCTTGAGCCAACCCTTTGTCCCATGATTTAACTATAAATGCATAATTTGTATCGCTACTTCTTACAATTAAATTTACTATTTTAACTGTATTAGGTATAAATTCATTAAAATCCATAGTTATAATAATTCTATTAGGAGAATTATCTGGGGCTGTAACTGGGAAATTATATCTTGATGACGCACTGTAGCTACTTATAACACTTGTTTCATAGTCATAATATTGATACTGAAACGCAAACTCAAAAGATTCATTATTTATAAAGTTTTTAGTAAACAATGCATCGTAATCCTTAATAAAATTAGGTGTTGATATTGGCGGTCTTTTTATTAAAGTTATTTCATCAAAATTTAATGGGAATGTATATCTTTTTTCTGTTGTGGGAAATAATAAGTAATTAGCCCCAATGCCAGACTCTATATTTATTTTTCTTGGTTCATTGTTTGTACTGTCTGTCCACGATAAAATATTGTTTGCTATATGTGCACTATGTATAAGAGAATTTTTGTCAAAGTTTAACCCTCCAATTACTTCGGAGGAAGTTAAAACATTGTATTGCGTATTTGCATCTGTATACATACAGACAATCTTATCTTCCCCTCCAGCAGTATAAAAAATATCAGTAGTAAAGCTGTCATTTATTGGGAAAATATCTGATAGCTCTATTCTATAATAACTACTAACTGGGTCAATAGTAAAAGAAATAATAGTAAATAATACCGCAGTACCAGCCCCGTTTATTATAGTTATGCCATCTCCTGCCTTTAATACAGCCGCTCTTGAATCGTATGTGTATATTAAATTGGTGGCTGGGAATAGAGTACCTAATAACACTATGTTGGCTATAGGCACTTGATGGCTTCTTACTGTGTCATAGTCAAAGTAAACAAATCTGTTGTTCTCTGTGTCTTCTATTGAGCCTATTGTTATGTACTGGGAATTGAATGTTATTACCCTTACAGAAAAGCCCAATTGTTTGGATTCTGCATTAAATTCAACTTCTGCGGTATTGTATAAAAGCCCTACATAGTTAGCGTAATCAACTGGGCTTGGTGAATATTCAGTTGCAGACCATATGTTTCCAGATTCATTTATTTGTAAAAAACTGCCGTTAGAATCTCTGAATCCATTTCCCAAAGCAGTAAAACCACTACTATTTGTAGCATCTGTGTTTGGTGAAATCCAATGTGCAAATCCTTCTTCTTTTAACTTCCCTCCAGATACGGTATCGCCACCTAAATAAGTAGATAGTTGTTGCCATTCATATCGTGTGGGAATCCACCAACCTTGAGGAGCTAACCCCCTTGGGTCGTTTACTGCATACCAATTATAAAGCATAATACCTGTAGCAGGGTCGTTATTATACCAACATCTAGCACCTGTTGTTAGTGCTGCCCAAGCTGTGGGGTCTGTAACCTCTAGGATATCATCACCATTTCTATATTTAGTTACATTTAAGTTTTGTGCTGACCATTTTTGGTCACCTATAACTACTGAGGCTAAGTCGGCAGGTTTGGGAATTTCTACATTTCCCCCAACACTTTCAACAACCCCCGTAACACCCTTGTCGGTAGTTCCCGTACGCACATTCTGTGCATTAACCCACTCATTAGTAGTTACCGCAAATGGAGAGTCGTCTGCATTTAATCTTCCTGACTGTATATCTCCAAAGTATTTTAAGTCTTTTTGCCTCATTATTAATTTTTAATAGCCGCAGTATATCCATTGCGGAGTGTATTTTTAATGTCTATTAATGATAATCCGCTTAATCTTGCTCTTAATCTTTTCTTGTTGTTATAGAAAGATACAGCCTCTGGGCTGAAGTCATTGTTTGCGTTAGGGGAGTGCTTCCACTCCTGCCACGCTCTTATTGTCTGTATAGCCTGTATATCTATCTGACTTGCAGTATCTACACTCTGACCGCTTGATATGTACTGAAGCACTACACTCTTTCTTTCAAATCCCAGCGACATCTGTATTTGTCTTCTTTCCTTTATTACCTTGTATCCAATACTAGTGCCTCCCGTAGCACCAAAAAATCTACCTGTTGGCTCACCAAAGTCATTTACGTTCCAAAACCAATACACACCCAAACCGCCTAAAAATAACTGATTGCCGCCATAAATGTTGTTTACATTCCCTGGTGTAACTCCATTGGTTGTAGGGTAATGTGGATGCGTAAATTGAGCCGTTGCTGGGTCATATTTTCTTAACGGGCTAATAGAGCTTTGATGTGGAAGTTTTTGCAGAACTCCATTACCATAAAAACCACAAGACACATCGTCAACAAAATCGTCTGGAAGGTCTACTGCACCATAGTCGTTAACTGGTAGTTCTACCGTGTTAACTATTTTAAGCGTGTCAAATGATAGTTCTCTTAGGCAAGTAGCACCATGTACCATGTATTCTAAATAGTAATGTATGGGAAGACCTGACTCAATAAGTCCGCGCCTTGTTATTTCATCTAATGTTGCTAGTACCATCTTTTATTATTATTTTTATTGGTTAGCTTTTTGTTGGTTTGTAGGGACTCCCTTACTCTCGTCAACAGTTGGGTCAACAAGTTTATCAGGTATTGCTTGAGTGCTGTATAATTTATATACTTCTTGAATTACTTGCCATTCTTGTTCGGGAAGTATCGGCAATGGGTCGTAATCCCCATACATAGAAATGTCCATTATGGCTAAACGCATTGCTAACTTTATGTTAGGGAATAGGGTCTTCAAATCCTTTGTAAAGATAACGTCCATGCCAAAGTTTTCATATCCCACTTGCCCCATTAAGTCGTTCAATAACGGCTGAGATTTAATAAGACCTCCCTGACCCATTTGTAATGGGATAAACTCTTTGTCTAATTCATATCCTATATCATTTGGGTCGTACTTTGCATATATAGCCCATATACCCATATTTCTTGGTAGTTTTATTGGCTTGATGGGAAGCGTTGCCTTACTCTTGCCATTATATGAAACAACATCTATGCCTTCATATAGACCTAATGTTGTGCCGTTTGGTATCACTTCCCCCATCTTCCCATTAATACTAAAATACTCTGTTTTAAGTAATTGATTTATTACATTACCACAGGCTATTTTTATTTCATTATATGAAAGACTAGAACCTTCTGCTATGTCACCGCCTTCAATAAGTGATAAACAGCTTTCTGCTAATCTGTAAATTGTTACAACACTCATTTTTATTTATTTAGTAATGATTCTTTTTCTTTTATATTATATCTAACCGCCTCTTCATCTCCAATTTTAACATCAGGAAAATAAGTTTGTGTCAAATGCTGTCCTACATAGTTAGGGTCTTTAGATTGCTCATTCAATTCTATGTGCTTCATAAAACTAGATGTATCTGCGCCCTTGCCTGTCTTGCCTAAATAGTAAGCACTTCCCTTCATTATATCATCTATACCAGATTGTCTTAATTTTTTATATTCTTTTCTAATGCCTGGGATTATGTTAGCACTTAAACTTGTTGTTGGATTTTCTTTAATATACTGACCAAATAATTGATTACCTAACCCGTTTTTATCTAATTCAGATTTACCTCTCATTTTTTTAGTATCAAGCCATGTTAAATATTTATTCCAATCTGATTTATGCTTATCTGTTACTATAGGCTCACCTTCCTCTTCTTTCCCGTCTTTATCTTCACCATCTTCTTCGGTTGCTTCTACTTTTTTTACTTGACCAGGAACTCCAGTAGGCATATAATTATATGATTTTTTCAAAGAGTTTTGTTTTGAATCCCATTCTTCTTTTGTCATAATTTTTTATTTTATATGTGGTTAACGCCTTGATAATTTTGTTGTGATTTCATTTCTGCAAATTGAGATACCTCAGCATCGCTAAGATTTATACCAACACTCAATAAAGCCTTTATTAAAATCATGTTTATATCTGTATCCCTCCACTCCAATTGTACAGAATTTATTGGGTCATATACAATATTTCTTCCGCCAACAATGCTATATCCATAAACAGGTTTCTTCGGTCTTCTCATGTAAGACACGCTTCCAATATAATTGTTATTAGCAGGATATAAGCGAATAGTTCTTGGAGCAACTATTTCTCCTAATGGTGCTGTGGGAAGTGGTGGGTCTATTTGAGAATTTAATTTATTAGACCTCTCGTCTTCATTCGTCATCTTAATTGGGTAGTATGTATCCCTCCCATTTTGATTAAAAACAATTTCCATGTCTAACATATCAAGGTATACCCTGCTATCAAAGACGCTTATTGTAGCTCCGCTTTGTATAGTTGTAATTGGTGCTATACTTACCTCAAATGAAGTAGAAGATATTATCTTAGTTATAACAGTGTCTGGCTGGAATAAACCAACTCCCGTGTTAACTATAACAATTCTTCCTATAACTAAACCATTTGTACTTGACACATTAATTGTTGTGCCAGAAGATGCAGCATTGGCTGTGATTACTGATACTAAAAATGTGTTGGGAATTGAAACTAGCTGTGGGTCGCTAGCAGCAGAATTAAAATTGTATGTGGTTCTAAATGGAGTTAGACAATCTTTTACAATTTGAGATGTAGCGTACTTTGGAATAATGTCATTGTAGTATGCTATTTGTCCCAAGTCAATTACGGCAACAGACTCTTCTATTGTCAAGAAAGAACCTCTTTCTTTTCTTATCCAGAAATTAATATAATCAACACAGTCTTTAATATTCATTTTGGCTGAAAGTTTGCCAAATTTAATAATATTATTAAGAAAAAAATTTTTATTCTACAATTTCTTTGCCCAATATTCTGTCTTGCTGTAATATTATAAACTTCTTACCATTTATCTCATAGTGCTGCACCTTATCTGAGTTGAAGTATGCTAGGTCGCCGTTTGAGGCTTGTATGTTGGGGAGGTGCTGCCTGTTATTCCCAATGTGCATAATGTGCGAAGACTTTGCCCTCTTTGTTTTTTTTATGGTCTGCGACAATATAATTTTGTCCTGCTCAAACTCTTCAAGCATCACATATCCATTGACCATTATTATTTCCCCGTCACGAATAACCCCAAACAAGTTTCTGATGTCGCAGCTAAAGTACTCCTTGCCGTTGTAGTTTACTAAATTCCTGTATATTGGCTCTCCATTCTCTTGCTTTATCACTAGGTCATAGATAACCTTAAATGAGAATATTGCCATGTCCCCTACTCTTAGGTCTTCTATTGAGTAACCCTCGTATTGCATATCAGTTGTGATGCGTTGGGGAATTGAAACTATTTCCCCTACAATATTTACCGCATCTGCTGGGTCTACTGATGCCCCATTTTGAATTGATGACCTCTTCATTAGGTCTGTTATATGTCTTATGTATCTTGTCTTTGGGTGTACTATTACTTTATTTGTTGGGGCTTGAATCATACTTGAATTTTTTGTATTTTTTTTCTTTGGGAACTATACGATAAGCATAGTACCATATCGCCATGTCGTTCAATACAAATTTAATATCCTTTTCTATATTTTTATACCCTGGAATTAAACTTCCTCTCAAAGAACCGCTAAATACAACCCAAAGATAATAATTGGTTATTTGTATGGATGGGATTATTGAATCTTTTGGGTATGTAGATATTAATCCTATATAGTGAGGGAATTCACGCTGTAAAATATAGTATTGCAATTCCCCAGCATTATCTTGTTCACGATACGTTATGTATTCCAAAGGTTGCGTTTTTATGTATTTTTATTTGGGAAGTGTTGAAGTGCCTAATAATCCCACCATCACACAAAACCACACACCATATGTCGTTCTCAAACATTCCTGATGATTCTACATAAATGGCATACCCATCTTCACCCTTTTCGGTAACTACTGGAATCGGTATATTAAATTGCATCATCATTTTCGTATTCCCTTACAATGAACCATACATCACCATCTGGTGCTGCCTTTGCGTCAATCCATAGACAAGCATCGCCATTATACATCTGACCAATGCCCGAACTAGAACTAATTACTACTACATCTCCAGGAATGTACATATCGCTGTACTCTTTACTAACCTCTACAACCCTTACCTTTTGGAATTCAAGTTGCACAAGTTCAATACCTACTGATGTTGTGTAGTTGTCCTCCTTTAGTGGTTCAACCAACATTTTTCTGCCAACTGGCTCAAATTTTTGCATATTTTTTGTTTTATAATTGCCCTTCTGTATGTGCATCCCAGTCAAGTTCTTCGGTGCTTTCTGCACCTTCACCTCCCCAAGAATAATAGTTTTTCATAGTGTTAAGAATATTTATGTTTTGATATAATAGTACCTATCCCCACACATCCACAAAATAAATCCCCTCAACTCAATACACTCCATGATACCAGACATAACCTCATCTGATACTATCTGATTGTCTTTTCTAAATGCGTTCTTTATTGTAGCCGTTGACTTTAGTCCAAGTTTTACTGCAATTTCTAGCTCAGATAGTTCGCAGTTCGCAAACCGTGCATCCATTTCGGTTTGGAATTTTTGGTAATTGACCTTGTTATAGCCTTGTATTTCTATCATATAAGCAAAATAAATTAAAATAAATATCATTTCAAAATTATTTTTGTCAAAATTATTATTATTTTTGTGTCATGGGAAGAGTCAAGACTAAAACCGAAGTTATTAAAGAAGTGTATGTTCCCAAACCTGATACGCATTTATACGCATATATACTTAAAAACCCACGATTACTAACTCCCATACCTTATAAATACAAACCCAACTATCAATACATTTTACCACTTATAAAAAACTAAACAATGGAACTATCTTTAAAAATGCACGAAACTAGAATGATTATTGAGCAACAATATGACGACATCACAATAGATGAGATGTTCAATATGTTCAATGCTTTACTTATCTCTGCCACCTTTTCCCAGGCACAAATAAATAATTACATAATTGATAAAGCAGGTGAATTAAAGGAAGAAGAAGAAGACTTTAATGATTAGTTTGCAAAAGGTGTCGTAAATCAGCACCTGTCGCAAATATTTACTTTGTTTACGACAACGTAAACAGTTTAAAAAAATAAACAACAAGGTACTATAAGTACCAATAATCAAATAAATTTAAACTATGACATCAATAGAATGGTTGATTAGTAAACTTGGTATATCAGAAATAACACATAAAAAGTTATTTGAACAAGCCAAAGAAATGCACAAGCAAGAAATTTTAAACGCTTATAACAAATCTTTCGAATTAAGAGATAAGCCATACTCAACAGCTGATAAATACTATCAAGAAACATTTGTAAGTAAGGGAAGTGATGAATGCCATTTTGAACCAACAACCAACACAAGTAGTGCTACCATTTGTAAACATTGTGGTAGAGATAAATTTTTACATACAACCTAAAAACAATTAATTATGGAACAAAATCAAACAAAAATAGTAGATGA